ATGGCTTTAACTGAAGTGTGGCTGAAAGCTAATAACGGCAAGGCACGTGATAAAGTTGAAGAAATAGCAGATCGGGATTCAATGAGTGTCAGAGTCTCACCTAAAGGTAAAATTGTTTTTCAGCTTCGGTACCGTTTTGCTGGAAAAGCTGAACGTTTAGACCTTGGTACCTACCCTCATATCTCTCTCAAAGATGCACGTGTAAAAGCTAGTGAAATGCGTTCACTATTAGATAAGGGAATGAATCCTAAAGTTGAGGTTCGTGTACAGCAGCAAAAATACATCGATGCAAGCACATTTGAAGATGTCTTTAATGACTGGTATGAAAGTTATTGTCTAAAGAAAAAGACTTCTGCACAGCAAATTAAAAACACCTTTGAACAACATGTCATCCCTGAAATTGGTGATTTACCAGTTGACCGCATTACTCTGCAACAATGGTTGGCCTTACTTGAAGAATTAGCTGATGATGTACCTTCGATCGCAGATCGGGTATTAACGAATGCAAAACAGGTTCTAAAATGGTCTAAAAAAAGACAATTGCTTGAAGTGAATGTCTTATCCGATATCTATGCTAAAGAAGATCTAGGAATTGAAAGAAATAGAGGTACCAGATTTCTTTCGGATGAAGAAATTAAAATGGTTTTGATGGCTATTGAAGAATCAAATATTTTGCCTAAAAACAAAATTTTCTTAAAACTATGTTTAATGTTTGGTTGTAGAAATGGCGAACTCAGAAAAGCCAAAAAGACAGATTTCGATTTAAATAGAAAGGTTTGGATTGTTCCTGTAGTAAACAATAAGACTGGCAAGAAAACTGGCCGTGAAATTATTCGCCCTATTTTGCCTGAAATGGAGGCATTAATTGTCGAGGCTTTTGAATACAGCACATGTGAGTACTTCTTAACTAATGACAGTGAAGCAACCCCTATGAGCCATGGTTCTTCAAATTCATTGCCTGGTTATGTAATGGAACGCCTTAGAAGACATCATGATTATCACATGAAACATTGGTCGCTTCATGATCTACGAAGAACTGCTCGTACTAATTTCAGTGCATTTACATCGCGTGATGTTGCACAACTCATGATTGGCCATGTAATGTCTGGTGAACAAGGCACATATGATTATTATGAGTACCTACCCCAGCAAACTGAAGCATATGCAAAATGGTTAGAAAAAATTAAATTACTTACTAAATAATTGAGAATTAAGAAATGAAATATTGGGTTTACTTTTATATCGAGCATACAATTAAATATGGTGAACCTTTCTATAAAGAATCTGGGTGGTCTTTGGGTTTTAAGAATAATTATATTGTTGTAAGTTTGATGCATAGCTGACGAAGGTTTATTAAATAATTTTAGAGGGATCTTAAAATGTGTGCTAATTACGAACCAATACATTTTATAAAACGAAACAAGTCTATTTTGCTTCGTTTTATATAAATTAAAAATATATTTATTTACATTGGCTCAACATATCAAGTTTGTTATTTACTACCTTAGTTTTTACATCCAGCAAACTTAACAAACTTGGGAATAAATTATCCTGACTTAACTTTTGTTTAGTTTGTTGGCTTAAACAATTCACTTGAGCAAGATTATGTTGTTTCCAACTTTCAGAGAACCACATAATCATTGGTACATGTGTTTGTTGGCTCGGTGCGATTGCATAAGGTGAACCATGTAAATATAAACCATGTTCTCCGGTTGATTCGCCATGATCAGATAAATACCATAAACCTGTCTGATACTTTGATATTTCTTTTAGAGTATTAATCATTTGGCTTAATACATGGTCTGTATATACAATTGTATTATCATAACTATTTAGCAATTCAGTATGCGAACAGCCCTGTATCGCATTAGTATCACAAGTCGGTTTAAAAGGTTGATATGCCTCAGGTGCACGCTTGTAATATGCAGGTCCATGACTACCCACTTGATGCAGAACAATCAAACGCGGACGATCATCATCTTTGGCAATAGTAGCCAAATACTGCTTTAAGCTGTCAATGAGAATGTCATCATAACATTCGCCATCTTTACACCATTTTTTCTTTAAGTTTTCTGGAATCTGGTATTGTTCAACGCGATCACATACACCTTTACAACCCGAGTTATTATCAATCCAAGTCACTTGGTAACCCGCACGTTTTGCAATATCTAATAAACCTTCGCGGTGACTAGCTAATTGCTCATCATAATCTACACGTGGCATACCCGAGAACATACATGGCACAGAAACAGCTGTCGCCGTACCGCATGAGCTCACTTGCGAAAAGTTGAAAATATCTTGTTTAGAAAGCTCCGGATTCGTATTTTTTGCATACCCATTTAGAGAGAAACTTTCGGCACGTGCCGTTTCACCGACAACAAGTATCATTAACTTAGGGAGGTTCTTTTGTACTTGCTGAACTTGATGAGCATCTTGTCCATATATCACAAGAGGCAGATTTTTCTTCGGAGCCTTCTTATGATAGTAAGACATAAGCGATGAAATACTATTTTGCGGTGAAATCATCCCTTTTAAATCACGATGCTCACGAAATATTGCAGCGAAATCGACATAGTAAGTAAAAAGTAAAACACCGACCACTGCAAATGAAGCTACCAGTGAGAATACTTTCTTCAATAACAACCGTGATGCTTTTTCTTGTTTAAATTTAACTTGAGTAATTAAAAAAATGGGCAAAATAACAAAAAAAACTGTCCATAAAACAAAGCGTAAAGAGATTAGATCGGTAACTTCCGAAACATCGGTCTGCACCATATTTTGAATTTGGTCGGGTGAAATAATGACACCCAATGTATTTACAAAATAAGAGCTAAAACCACCAATAAATATCAATAAAATTGCAAAGATTTTGGCAGTCCATTTCCAATTTATTAATTGAAAAATTAAATTATATGCCGCTATTAAAATAACTAATGTCGCCCCTAAGAAAAGAACTGACTTAATACCATTATAAGGTGTAAGTTGATGGATTTTTTTAAAAAACCTATATTCAGAAATAAACCTAGCCAGATAGATAAAAGCAAATTAAAATTTAATAGTGTAATATTATTACATATCTCTTTGAATTTTAAAAAATTTACTAGCATTTAAAAACCACTAAATATTAAAAACTCGAAATCTTAGCTAGTAAAACTTAAATAGAAATTAAAAAATGAGCTTAGTAACCAATAAGAATACAAAGCTATATTATTAAAAACAAATCTTTAAGCTCATCTTAATTTTAAAAATTTATTGTTTGATAAATTTATCATTTGAGACTCTTAGATGAATAATTCAAGTCATGAAATGAGTGAGTATATAACTAAAGTCCCCCAAGTTACCCTTCTATTCTGGATTACTAAAATCTTCGCAACTACTTTTGGTGAAACTGGCGGAGATAGTTTTTCAATGTCATTGAAACTTGGGTATTTAACTAGTACTTTTATTTTTGCCATAGTTTTTATTATCTTATTGATCTGTCAAATTAAGGCAAAAAGTTATAAACCATATTTATATTGGTTTACCATTATTGCGAGTACAACTGTTGGTACAACATTAGCAGACTTTGTCACTCGATCTTTAGGTATTGGTTATAGTGGAGGAAGTAGCTTACTCCTCGGCTTAGTCATCTTCTCATTATTGGGTTGGTATAAAGTTGAAGGCAGCGTCTCCCCTCATACCGTTAATAAACCTAAATCAGAAGTCTTTTATTGGTTAACAATTACCTTTAGCCAAACTTTGGGTACAGCTCTTGGTGACTGGTCAGCAGATACGATTGGATTAGGCTATAGTGGCGGGATTGCTCTTTTCTCAGCACTCATTTTATTGATGGTGTTTTTGTATAAATTCACTTCTGTTTCACGAACATTTTTATTCTGGAGCACTTTTATTTTAACTCGTCCTTTGGGTGCTTTAGTTGGAGACTTTCTAGATAAGCCCCTTTCCGCTGGAGGTTTAGACTTAAGCCGTTTTGCAGCATCAGGAGTAATATTAGTTGCTATTTTAATATGTATTTATTTTAGTAAAAATAATCAGTTAGGTAATGTAAAAAATGCATAAATTGTAAAAGCTCTCCTCAGAGGGCTTTCACACAAATACCAACACTCACATTGTTATTGATCGTATGAGCTGTGCATCCTGAAAATAGAATGCACAGCAGTGTGATTGTGAAAGCTATCTTTGAACGTCTGTATTGAAAGAAAGTCATATAACAACCCGATTGGCAATCCAACCATAGAAAAACTGTTCCTGCTTTGGATTACGCTCACAGATTTCAATGTAGCGTTGTCCTTGCATAATATTGAGAACTCGCACCAGAACTTTCTCGCCTTCTTTCCCGCGTTTGGCCAGATAGGTTTTTAGAGCTCTAAGAGTTTCAGATCCATAAACACCATCAACCTCTAAATCTGCATATCCAGCTTTACCTTGGTTGTTTAGTAAGTTCAAAGCTCGTTGTAAAAGAGGTTTTGCAAAGCCGGTACCGCAATTCACACCAGTGTCTAGAAGCTCTTCGGCCACTGCTGAGCTGATTGTATTTACTTGGTCAAATCGCGGAGCTGTCCAATAGTTTTTGCGGTAAATTGCTTTGGCCACATCCAGAGGTAAATCTTTCATATTACCCTTATAGCCGTTTTCACGTGCTACAGCTTGAGTTATACCGTATTTGGTTGCACCGCCCCGATCTGCTGGGTTATTTACGTAACCACCCTCGCGCTTAATTAACTCATCAAGATATTGTTCAATATTCATCTCAGTTTCCTTTAGATATAAAAAAAACCGCCCGAAGGCGGCATTAACTGTTTTCAATGTCTTTTCTGGCTTTTTTAAACTCTTTGATCACTTCAACGATCGTTTTACCTTCCTGCTTATCAATGAAGTTAAAGATCCATCGGACCAAAGCCCAACCGGGTAAACCACAAACAAAGAAGAAACCACCCAGAGCAATCATCCCCCATACATCAGTAACCCATTCATGAAGCCCCCACTTCACAATAATGAATGAGCCGCCAGCAAGACTTGATACAACAGTACAGATCAAGCCTACGCCCCACTCTTGTGGTGAACGTGGCATACGAGTCATTAATACAACTGCTGCAACCAAACCGACTGCTAAAGTCACCATGATTGCAATCCCATATAATTTTAAAAGTGCTGTAAAACCGCTAGTGGAAACTGGTTCCATAAATTTCTCCAGATATTTTTAGGCAATAAAAAAGCACCCGAATTGGGTGCTCAAAGTTCTCTTAAGGTTTAAAGGGTTTGTAAGATTTTCCCTCCGTTAATCAATTGAGTTGTTAGAGGTGCCACCCCAACAATTGCAGGTCCACCCGGCCCTGGCTGGCCTTCAGTTGTGCCATGGTATTGCCAGTTCCATGTTCCATCATTGGTAGATTTGGTGCCGCGCTGGCCCCAGTTTCCACCATCACCTGATAATGGAGACCCATAACGGTCATTTTGGGTTCGGTAACCTTTACCGGGTACCGAAGCTTCAGCATCAGTGATTTTCATAACCAATAAATAACTCTCCAGATAGAGGCGATAATCTTGTGAGTCATTTGAAATCGGCTGTCCAGTCATGACCCGACCAAATGGTGCTCCAGCACCACCGGGAATTCCCTGAACCCCATAAGATGATCCAGTGTAAATACCACTTGGTGTTGCTCCACCACCTGAGCCGCCTCGAGCTAACGTCCCTCCATCGATAATCAGGTTTAGTTTGCTGTGCCGGTTCAATAAACCTGGTGCTCCCTGAAAACCATCACGCCGGGTTTTGGTAAAATTGAAGTCTGAATCTTTTTCCCAATCTCCGTAAGCTAGATGTGGCAACCCGCCATCACCACCACGTCCAACAACAGCACCTTTAATAGTCAAATTTACCACGAGATCAGGTGGGAACTCACCAGTATCAATAGCAGGTAATTCTGATGCAGGTGGAACGATATACTCTCGTTTTGCAGGACTAGACTTATAGTCGAATTTATAGACAAATCTGGTTTCCGGTCGATAAGAACTTGAACTTGAAACCAGCGCACCAGCTTCAACTACAAAGCTAATTTCTCCAGTCGTTGGTAAATCACCTCTTTGCATTTGATATAAACGTGCGAGATTAATATCAAGCTGGTCATATCGAATGTAGATCGGTGAATCATCAACCGGTACATCAATAAAGTCTTTATCGTTGAGGTAATAGCGCTCATCGTAATTAATTGCAGTAATGGTATTAGAGAACTGGTCAGCCGGTTCTCTTTTCGCTACCAGATAAGGCAATGAGCCTTTGGTATCGTCATTAACCACCGTATAGATAGTATTCACAAAATCATCAGGACTAAGCTTTAAGGCCCCGTTCGGTAAACGGCCTAAAACCACCTTGTTCTTGGCAGATCCAGCGGTAACAGGAATAAGGTCCACTGTGCCATCCCCCATTTGCAGATAGATCACATAGCTCTTGCCTGCAATGAAATCTACATCATGGCTTAAAGTCAGGATTAAACCCTCTTGCTGCACCACCTCACCACTTTGATGGATACCATTGCGATAATCAGCTACAGCGATCCGGTCACGTAAAACCAGTAATTCTGATTCAGGTGCTGCATCAAAGGTAATGGATTTGCGCTGGAAGCGAAGCTTGTTCCAAAGCCGGTACGCATTGAAATGAGCTTGCCACTTGTTTCGAACACCAACAGATTTCACTTCTTTTGGGTTTTTGGCTCCTTTATCCGGTAAATAGATATTGATACGGCTATCGTCGGTCGGATCCGTGTATTCATAGATCAGTCCGTCGTAGTCATCCATCACGCCAAAGGTAAGGTCATGCTTGTAACTATCCGGAATGATATTCCTGAAGTTAAACAGCATTACAGAGTTATCGGTTGGCCGTTCAAAATAAAGCTTGAGCTTATTATTTTGACGATATGCAGTGCAAAATACGGCATCACAAAGATTGGTAACCAGCTCTTCAAAAGACAGGTTTGTATCATCAATTGTGGTACAGAACTCAGCCGCTAGCGGCGTACCAAAATAATCAACTACATCGTTATATGTGCGATAGATGTTTTCAAGATCAATCTCATCGATCGTACGGCGGCCTATCTTGTCATCCAGTGCCATTGAGACCAGTGCATCAGCAAAGCTAGACGTTGGATATAGCTCTGTTGTCATTGCCCCGTTTTTATAAGTCGGCAACATTCGCTGGAGATCAAAATTGATCTTACGGGACTTGACAGATAAAGCTCCAGTGGTTGCATAAGTACGCGCACGAAAAACCGTTTCATGCTCATACACTGTGCTTTGTAAAGGATAAGCACCGTAAAGCGCCTGCCACTTTACTTCATCTACTACCGTTGTAACCGCCGGTGTTGGTGTTAAACGGCGTGCGCGGACACTACAGCGACCTTGAAATGTCACCATATCCAGCGTTGCACCAACTGTCTGACGTGACTTTGCTGAACCCTTTAGGATGATCTGCTTCAGCATTGGATTGCCAATGGCTGCACCAGATTCATTAACCGGCGTTACTTCAACTTCAATCGTGACGTTTACAGCTCCCTGATTTCCACCTGAAGAAACTGTGTAAAGTCCATTACTAGCAACAAAGTTACATAGCACCCGGCTACGTTCAATATTGTCAAGAATGAATGGGCCAATCCATTTTTCACCTATTGAACTGATCTTTGGCGATAAGGCTGCTGTTTGCTGATTCGAAAGTTCCTTAAGCTTTAACCAGTTTTTGTTTACCGCAGCTGGATTGGATAAAGTCATGCGGTCGTCAGCAACCGACAAGACACTATAAGTCCCGTTTAAATCGTAAGTCTGGCCGTTAAACGTGAATGAGGCATTGGTGATTTCTACGCGGTCATTACTTACAAACTTAGTGGTTAAATCTGTGTTGTTCGCCGCTGCACGCAGGATCTCGTTTGGATAGGCAAAGTGAAGATAGTTAGTACCATCTAAAGACTGTGTATCTGCAGGACGGAGAACTTGGCCATTAACAGAAGTTTGATGCTGAACCGTTAAGGGTGGAGTTGTAATTTCGGTACCAAGCGAGAAATATGGCTCACCCGAGACAATATCGACACCCGGTCGAAAGACTTCTACCGATGCGCCGGCAATATCGACAATATTGGTTTCACCGTCATAAGCACCATTAATTTTATAGTGGCCACGACCAATACAACCGACAACATGCTCTACTTCAACATTGTTTTCATATACCTTGTAAGGCACCGCGATTAGATCAGGGGTATCGTGAGCGGCACCATAAATATCAGCAATACGACCATTTACGCGAGTTTTATTTTCACGGTTTGATAATTCGTTATTTGCAGACGAGGATTGATTGTTATTCTGGTTGGTTTGGGTAATTGATGGTACTGGCATTAATAATGCAACAGCCACACCCATAACTATAGAGGCAACCACTATCCAAGCTAGAGTTATGGGGTCCATACCCTTGGGATTCTCAATTACAATGAAAGTGCCTGGCAAGAAATCGAGCTGCTTTAATTCATATGCATTCTTCGGCGTGACTTCATTCGCAAATGAAATTTCTGCATGATCCATATTGCTTGTGGTATGAAAAATACGGACATGCTCAGGCATATGGTCATATTTTGAAGTAAGCCATTGACCCAAAGTTTCGGCGTGTTCAATTGTTTTGTCTTCGGATAAAGGGTCTTGTTTATAAATAATCTTAATCATAGAAACTCACACGATTAAATCCAAATGCTTGAACGACTTGAATTGGCATCCATGAAACGCCTGATTCCTGCAAATGCAAAATACGCCCCAAACGAAAAAGCCCCACATGTGGGGGCTTGTTTCGGTATCTAGAGTGAAAGGCGACTATGCAGCCTTCCTTAGGCATAGGCAATGGATTTAGTAACTTCAATCTTGATGGCAGAAATACCTTCTCTTTGACGGGCTTCATAAAAAACTCAAGCGCCTCTCCTCGATCAATATCATATAGATCCATTGCAGCTTCATGCGCGAAGTGAACACAGTTGTAGTATTCCTCGTCATATTGCTTATCGAGCAAATGATCGTGACTCTTCATATAGCCCCCTTCAAACCACTAAAACGATCCAGTGCAAAGATATCTCCAGTCTTCGCAGTATTTAATCGTGGTGATTCAGCCTTGAATGTCACAGCTTTATGATTCATGGCAACACTGGAGAGTTGTAGACCTAGTAGATAAAACATTGGTGTATTCAAGTTATCTGAACTATAAAGGCGGTAATTTACGGTCGGCTTTACATTAGAGTATTGCCCCTCAATTACCCGTTCAAACTCATCCGGCAAAATATCACCAAGCCCAGATATTGAAACGGTCAAAGTCTGGTCCAGATCACCGAGCATTCCGGATCTTTGAATTGTCATAGGCAGGTATTCATAAAGCACCTGCCCTTCACCTTCATTGTGCTGAACATACACCCCTCGGTCATCATTACGGACTACCCGGTAAGTATTCATAAAAGAAGGGTGTGAGAGTTCAATACATTCCAGTTGATAAATATCAACTTTTCGATTGAAAAAGAATTTGGCATATTCGTTATCCATCAGACCTCCCAATCTTTAATTAATGCTATATCTGCAGCAAGGTTAGGCTGGTTTTGAACAACTTCGAGTTGTGCATTTACCCTGTAAAGGTTGCCATTCACCTCATTGGTCTTGAACGAGTTCGGAATGAAGTTACACAGGTATTGCTGACGTGTTCCCTGATCAATCACCAGATCCGCATAAAATGAGGCTGGTTTATTCTGGTAGACCCGCCAGAACGCCATCATTTTATTGAAATCGGTTTTACTTAAATTCCAGTTCACATCAACAATGTGGCTATTCCGTTTTACATCGATGTAATAGCGTCCTCGTCCTCCCTCCATCTGCTGACGTTTCACATCATCACCTGGTGTTACGCCATAGCCGCTGGTCTGAGGATTTAGCTTTAACTTGTACATAACTTTCCTTCAGGTAATAAAAAACCGACCTCATAATGGGTCGGTATAAAAGTATCTTTAACAACTAAAGTCTTGATATTTCTTCAGATATCTGACTAGATTCATGTAAAATATAGTTTATTAATTGATTTGAAATCGTTAGATGAAGATGATAGTCAGCTGTTGTTCTAAACCTCTTTAATTTTTGTATTCGATTTTTGATTTCCGCAGCTCTTTTCTGAATCATTTCAGACGTTGAACCCGCAGGGTACCCACTAAGTCTGCTATAGACTTTTTCATGAGCTCCACATTTTGTCTTTGTTACTGGCCATAATAGTCGTTGTTCTAAATGATGTCGGACTTCATAAAAAGCATGGTAATAAGCACGCCCTATAATATTCCTTTTGTGACATTCATCATATTTTGTAGAATTACCTAACAGCTCATAACAGTAATTTAGTGTATCTGTAGTAGCCATTTTTCAATCCACGCCCACTTCATAAGGAATAATAAAATATGAAAGTTTATTCAGTTCATCAATTAAACCCTCATCATAGCATTTACTAAATATTTCTGAATTCATAGCGTCAATCTCATCAAAACTTCTATCGACATAAAGCAATATTAAAAATTCATCATCAATAAAACTATATTCATATTTTCGACACCGAACATTCCTTGAGTTAAAACATTTAAAAAGAATTGAACCGATATGTTTCAAGACTCTAGAATCAATTTCTAGTTTATTTTTAATTTCAAAAAACTGAATAAATTCATTAAAGTCTTCCTTTTTAAATCTTTTATAATAATTTAAATCATCATTTAAAATTCCATCTAGAAAATAAGTTATAGGTTTGAAGTCAATAGGAATAAAACTTTCTAAGGGTAAATTTTGTTTACTACACAAACTTATAATTTTATCAATATTTTCATTAGCACTAGAAAAATCTACTGAGCTAAGAAAAACAAAATAAAGATTCGATAAAATTGATACACTATTGCTAATTTTCAGTACTTCTCGAGCGTATTGATGCGCAAGAATAGGATTATCAAAATACATTTCAATAATACTATTGCTTAATAAAAACCAATCTAGTGGCTCAGTTTCTTTAATATCATTAAGCAACCGTTTGCATCTAAAATACTGAAATTCACTTATCGATCCAGTAAGAACAGCAGAGTTAATAATATCGGTTACTTCTGATGACTTAGTTTTAGGAACTGGAGGAAGCATAAGAATATTCACCAATTTTTTGAAATTTTGTCCTAATTTATTTAAAAAAGCTACCTCTAAAGGTAGCTTTTAAATTAACGATTCCGTCTTGCTGTCGTATTCTCAGTCAAAGACCGACTAATGGTTGAGTTTGGATTTGCGATTTGGTCACTTACAAGTTTCGGTACCTTTCTTGGAAGCTGCTTATCCAGTTCATCTGTAACAATGATCCGGACTGTTTGCTCATCCAGTTGTTCAGCTTCAACAGTTGCACCGCTGACTTGATTCACGACTTCAATCTTGAAATTGATTGTCGGTGAAGCAGGCTCAATTGAAGGCATAATCTCAGCTTGAGGTCGAGCAGCTTTACCTATCGTGAAGTCTTGAACATCCTCAAGATTTGATCGATTCTGAACTAAACCATTTGATGAAAAGTAGACCTTACCATCATGGAATAGGTCAGAACTTGCCAAAGACGCTAACTTAGGTGTGTCTCTATTACCTTTATAGATAATCTGAGTATCTTGAACCGGTTGATTAAAGATGTCAGCCTGCTTTTGGCTTTCTATAAAGGCACTAGAGCTCATCATTGCACGGCGCATGACACTATCTGCCAAGGCATTGTTATTGAGAAAAGCTTCAGGGTTTGCACTCTTACGCATTTTCTCGACTAAGCCAACACCGCCCCAGCGTTTAATATCTTCTTGGGACCAGACCACCTCTCCTTTATGGACAATACCAGCAGGCTGATATTTCCCACCTGATCCAGTGTAACCACCGTCAGCAAAGCCTTGATCTTTAATTGCCCGGATGTTTGCAATAATGCTAGCCCCTTGAGCAACTGCCCCAGCAATCAACGGTAAATTAAGAGGAAAACCTACTTTTGAAGCTGCTGCAATATTTTGCTGAATGGCAATACCTGCAGCTGCAATCGCATATGCTTTATCTGCAGCGAACATAATCTTATATGCTTTCGATTGCTCACCAAACATTGAACCAAACATCGATGTGAGTGAACCCATCATGTTCCCACCAAAAGCAATTATGGTATTCAGACGATCTTGTTGATACTTATCTTCAATATCCTGAGCATTCTGAGCATATTCGGCAGCAATCTGATTACGTTGATCTTGAGCAGCTTGAATGATTGCTGTTTTCTGGTTTTCGAAGTCCTGTTGCTTAATGAGTCCTGCTTCCATTTGTGCATTTAGAGTATCTAAACCATTTTTTTCATCAAGATCAGTAGCAGCAAATTGACTATCTGCTAAATCATTTGCAGCATTTAAACGGCTAAATCGTTCCTGATCCTGTCTGAAGAACTCGCTGGTACCATTCATATCAGCCTGAATGCCACCCCAGTTTTGAGCAGCATTATTCACTTTATCGCGTGTCTCTTTATCCTGATTGGCTTTAGATAATGCGATTAGCTTTTGCCGCTCTTCTATAGAAAGCTTGGTATTCTTAAGAATTTCCTCCCGTTCGAGTCTGTAACGTTCCTGCATGGCTTGGGTTTCAGAAAGCAATGATAAACGTGCCTGAAATAAACGCTGTTCCTGAGCTAATTGCATTAACCCAAGTTCTTGCTTTAATTGTTGAGCTAATAGATCAACAGCCTCTTTACGCTGATCTTTAGTTAAATCTAGGTCATGCTCGGCCTCAAACTGACGCTTGGCATAGCTATCTTTTAATATTTGCTCTTCCGTCTTTGTGTAGTCTCGGAATGAATCAAGCTTAGTCTTTGTAGCTTGCTCAGCAATAGCAATATCATTATCTGCACGTGCTTGAAGTTCTGCTTTAATTTCGGCCTTGCGTTCTGGGCTAAAGTTAGCTTTATCAACATCCTCAAGTTTTTTGGCCAGATCATACCTAATCTTTGTTACTTGATTAGCAACCTCATTCTCTAACTGAAGGCGAAGTTTTGCCTGCTCCTCGGCCATTTTAGTGGTATCTTGAATAAGCTTATCAAAGTCTTTTGATGAGATATCACCAGCAGAATAGCCATTAATACCAGCCATATAACTTTGATAGTCTTTCCAGTATTGATTATTATTTTTACCAATACCTTTACCCTTCATTACATTGCCTTCACCTGCATGATATGCACGTACAGCCTTTTCTAAATCACCTTTAAAAAGCTTCAAAAGATAAGACATGTACTTAGCGGCACCTTCAGCAGATTGTGCTAAATCAGTGCGGTCTTTTACGCCATATTGCTTGGCAGTACCTTCGAGAAACTGAAATCCACCAGTGGCTCCGGTTTCTTTGTTATAGGCTTTTGCATTACCTCGAGATTCGATCATATGAATCGCGGATAATGTTCCTGATGGAAGTTTGTATTTAGACTCCAGATCTGCAAAGCCGAATTTTGAAGCATTTGCTAGGACTTTCGCATTTACATTTAGTACTTTTTGCTGATTTTTAAGCTCCTTGTTTTGCTCACGTATTGAATCAGTTCTAGCATCAGTCATAGCTTTGATTGATTCTTCAGCTTTCCAAGTATCTGTTAATGATTTCATAGCCTCTCGGTCTGCTGCCTTAAGACCCTTAGCTATTGAATCTTTATAAAGCTTCAGTAAATCATTAGCCTGAGACTCAGAAAACCCCTTTTTCATTACTATCTCGACAAATTGAGAATCCCACAATTTATCTGCATACATTTTCTGTAAGGACTTTTGTGCTTCATCTGCAGCCTGTTTTGTATTATTGATGGCGTCTGCATGTTTCTGCTGCTCAATTGCCGCATTTTGTGCTTTATTACCTGTTAAGGTAACTTCAATACCAAACAATTTAATGGCTGTTTTTGTCTTATCAGCCTTTTCATAAGCCTCATTGTATTTGTCGATTTGCTCCTTCAAAGCATCTCTTAGGCTTGGAGGTAACTTCTGTTTAGCAAGTTGTTCCATAGCCTCCTTGTAGCTAATTGTGCCCAATCGAGCTTCATTAGAAATCCTTGTAAGTTCAACATTGCCTTTACCGAAGTTTTGAATATCAATTAAGGCTGAACCAACGGCCATTTCTGTTTTTTTCAACTCCTCATTTTGAGCTTTAAAAGCCGTTGTTAAGTCATTAATAGCTTTGGTTTTTGCCTCACCTTTTAAGCCTTTTAACTCTTCAGCAGTACGGTTAGCCACTTCGGCTTGTTCAGCGAGAGTTCTATTCGCTTCCTCTGCCTTACCTTTAAAATAAGTGTAAGTTGCAGCCAGAGCGGATACACCTAAGGTAATTGCTCCAATTGGACCTCCGATAAGTCCTAATGCTCGACTACCAATACTACCAACTAAAGAAGAAGCTGCTGAGAGCCTAGTTTGTGCAGCAGTTTGTGCATTTGTAGCAGCAGTTACTGCTGCCTGTGCCTGCGCATATCGAGTTGCTGCCGCAGTTGCACCAAATTTAGCTTGGGTTTCTGCATTTGTTGCTCGCACATTCGCGAGATGAGCTTTAGCTGCATTCAAGGCAGCTGTAGCTTCAGCATATTCTGCTTGAGCATTTAGCACAGATGCTTGGCGGCTCGCTAAAGTCGAAGCCATTCCCTCTTTAATAGCAGCGCTCTTCATCAAAATTGCACGAGTGATATATCCAATACCAACTACTAAAGCCCCATCAGCAATTAAATCTAAATTACTTGCAAGAGTTTGAACTGATCCAGCTAATACCTGTGCCGCACCACTTCCCTTACCTGCTTCGCCAACAAATTTTGTGATCTCGTTGTTTAGGAGTGTGAGAGACTGCCCGATTGTGATATCTGTTTTAGCAAAAAGAGCATCAACATCAGATTCTACATTTCTAAGCGCTTTTACAATTTCTTGTGAAGTAATTTTTCCTTCAGCCGCAACTGAACGCAACTCTCCTACGGTGATCCCCATACCTTTAGCAATAGCCTTTGCTAGAGCTGGTGTTTGTTCCATAACTGAGTTGAGTTCTTCACCACGTAATGTACCGCTTGCCAAAGCCTGCCCGAATTGAACTAAAGCTGCATCAGCTGCTTCTGCACTTGCACCACTGATCGCAACTGCTTTTGATACTGTTTCAGTTAGTCGAGCAGTGTCATCCATCGTTAGATTTAAAGTCTTTGCATTATCACTAAAGCGCTGGTAAACCTGTAACACAGAATCCCAAGCTGAATAGGTTTTTTGAGCAATTCGGAAAGTGTCTTCCGTAGCCTTGTTTAACTCAGCTTGATTGTTAGTGACTAACTTAAGGCGATTTTGTAATCCAGTATATGTATCCATCTTTGAAATGGCTGAACCTACTGTTAATAAACCAGCCATGTGTCCAGCTAAAGCTCTGGTGGCTACAGACAAGCTGTCCATAGACTTAGATGCAAATTCACCTTTACGTTCAATGCTAACAAGTTCATTGCCTAGATTACGCGCATTACGTTCAGCATTTTGCGAATCAATAACAATGACCAAACGGGATTCTTGTGCCATTTTACTTTCCTCTAGGCAATAAAAAACCCACTCAATGAGTGGGTAGTTCTTTTTAAGTTAAATATAATTACCAAGCAGGGTAGTTAAACCAATTTTAAAAAGCATCCTAGGGTGCTTATGCAAGATATTATTTATTCTCATGGTAACGAAGAATACTAGCTACTTTTTGAAATAAGTAGCCTGCAAGGAATCCATTAAATATAATTCCGATTCCTGTTGCTATCATAACTCCAGACCAAACCGTTTCTTTACCATAGTAAGAAGCTACTTCAATTCGACCAAATGCAAGAATAAATAAAAAACCTGCGATAAAGCCAAGAGCTATTAACACCCACCCGATAGCATTACAAACTTCACTTTCTCTCATTGGTTTATATTGTGGTGCACTCATCTTAATCTACCTTGTTAAAGTTCTTCAAAACTTTGTAAGTAATATCTTGATTAGTGGCATCAATTACTTCCAATAAAGCACCTTTATAACCTATTTGCTTAGATTGGCTTAAATCATATTCAACATCATTATTGAATGCAGGACGTGCTTGATTACTTGAGAATTCACGGTACCCGACATTAATTTTATTTCCAAATTTTCCGCTATAAATTAATGTTTGTTGGAAGGAATTATCTGATGCAATTGCTACTGTCTTCATAGTAGCTTGATGTTTATCAGTACAGTTTTTTGCATTAAATACTGTTACTACACAGAGCTTACCTTCAGTATCTAACATAACTACTTTAAATGGGTCAGCTAAAGGGTTTTTCTGAACCATCCCCCCACCACTGACAGTGTTGAATGGCTGAAAATATTGCCCTTTTTCATTTTTGCCTGTTTTTAAGTAAATGCCTGAAGTAAGTGAATAAGCAAAACTAATTTTAATATTTTCAGGGACGTTTAGAACTTCACGATCAACCACCATTCCCTGTTCAAGCATTTGATCCCCTACAAATGCTTTATTAACTGATCCAATTGGCGGTTTGCTTATATTTTTAGGTATAGCTTGATAATTATAGGCTGGAGTAGCGCACCCCACCAACCCAAGACCAATTAAACCCGCAGCCAATATTTTTTTCATGAATTTCACCGTTTGTTATAAAGTGTACTAACTTTAACAAACTGGTTACTAAATGTCACATAAAGGAAAACCACCCGAAGGTGGTCTTTTAAATCAGGCTATGCATGTAAAAGTTTTTCAGCACCAGCAGCCAAGAAAGCCGATCGAGTAGTATATCTCTTACCTTTACCTACATTCTCATCAATTTTACGAATCAAACGGCTTGGTAAAGTAACATTGATTTTTTCTGGTTTACCCAGATAACGACTAACATCAACTTCGGTAACCGCCCAGATCATTCCTTTATATTCAGGATCATCGACAAATTTAACTAGTTCGGAAGCTAATGGGATTTCCTCACCATCTTCAGCCAATATTTCTAAATGGCCTGAAATAGCTTCTTTAACATTCTCAATAGCTTCTTCAAGTGTGTCACCAGCACTAAAACAACCTGGAATATCAGGAACAGTGACACCAAATGCCTCAGTATCTGATCCTCGTTCAATTGCAATTGGATATAACATCTCAACACTCCATGCCCTTGGCATAAACATATCGCCCACTGCGTTATGATTAGTTGTAAGGGATATAGTATTTAAAGTCGGGAAACAGCGGGTCAATTTAGACCCGCTTGTTTCAAAATGCTTTTAACAGTTCCGTTTGGTAAATCCTTTTTAGGATGTGGGATTGTAACTAACCCCTTTTTGGTTGGGTGTTTAAAGTGATGATGACTTCCTGAAACCCTAACCTCATACCAACCATCTGCTTCAATCATTTTGATTAAATCCAGACTTTTCACACCAATCCCTTATTAACTTGATGAGATAATAATAACCCTAGAGTTATTATATGTAAATAACTCTAGGGTTACTTTTTTGAGGACTTGGAATTTATTTTTTTATGGGCTTCATCTAAAAACAAGTTATCCAATGCAAAAATACAGTCATTAAAGATATGAGCAGCTACTGGTAAATCATTATGCTCAGCATAGACATTGATTGCCTGCTGATCTAAAGATAACGGGATGCCCTGCTCATACCGTCTGGATCTGGCAATAGTGCTAAATGCCGAAAGAATGGAATCAGCCGCATAAGAATACTCTGGCGGATCAGGAATACGACCACCTAAGAACTTGATTTGTTCGATTTCGTGCGGCGTTTTCGACGCATACGTTTTTTGGTATTTGTAGAGCTCGATGACTTTCCCAGAATTAAAGCCTTGTCCTTGTCGGCTTCTTCCTGAATCTTCTGGGCCTGTTCTTTAATGAATAGCCAGATTGAAATACCAATATCACCAAGATTAAGAAGCTTTGAGGCATTCTCAGGTGTATAGGGCTTTTCAGATTCAACCGTTTTACCGTCTACGATTTCGGCAAATACCACACCTTTCCAGTCTTCAATTAAGTGGGCAGCACATGCATCCATTAAAAGCTCGTGGTAAAGCTTGGCATTTTCATCTTTGACCATCACATCATAGCCTTTAGACGAGATCTGATTTCCTGCTCGTTCAATAGCTACCTGAAAAGGCTTATAAGCGATACCACGGACTTTAAATTCTGCCTGTACCTCTCCATCAGCACCTTTGTATTCGCACCATTTTGATACGTCCGAGCTTTTAATAATTCCGACTTTTAAAGCCATAGCAACCTCTAATTTTTAGAAATAAAAAAGCCCATGGGATTCCATAGGCTTTGTTACTGAATAAGTTGATTACACAAGAGCACGTACAATTGTTGGCGCTGTACGAACTTGGGCAAAGTTGATGTCTACAGTAATGATGTCGTCACCACCGCCATCCGGGTGATTGGCTTCCATGACTTCCAATTGCGGGAAGTTGAACGAATATTTACTTCCTTTGCTGTCTCTGATGTCGAAGGTCAGTGTAAACACATCTCGGGTTTTAATGGCATCAATCCAACCTGCCGCAGTTGAAGAAAACATGAATGAAGCATTTGCTTCGATATCCATCATTTTTTCAATGTAGAACTCTGGTGTGTACTTACCCGAACCGATACAACGGATTGCTTCAAGGTTGTTATTGATAGAAATGGTAAGAGACTGTAGACACGCTTTACCTTGAATAGACTGACCATTAACTAGCAAGTTTTCAACGTTCGGCATACTCACCAGCGGACGAGTTGAGGCTGCCACCGGATTCACTACAGGGTTAGTTTGCTGACGAGTAAACGAGCTACCTACAAGACCAAAGTTACCAGTAATTTTTCCAGTGGTCTGGATAGTAATTTCACCAGAATTAACCTGTACTCCACGATAAATAAAGACTTGGCCAACATCTTCGAAAACTTTAACCAGCGTTAATGACTTACGTACCGTACCACCAAAACTTAAAGCGTTACCCGCCCAATTATTGAAGGCTAAAGCACTTAAGAATAGATCAAATGTTCCAAGTGATAATTCAAACTCTAACTGACCTGCTACTTCTGCTTCAGTAACTACCCCACCTTGTCGAAAACGTGAATCAACCACTTCACTGCTTTCTTCAGTAGAAACATTTTCAGATAAACCATCACTTACACGGCGAACTGTGTACCAGATCGGGTTTGCTGGAGTTGTTCCTAAAACTGCTTCTTCACAAGCATATAATCGAATTTTTGCGCCTGAACTCATTTATGGTTCTCCAAAATTTAGGCAATAAAAAACCCGCTTTTTAAGCGGGTTATTAAAGTGTTTCGTCTGTGTCTGAGATTTCTGGCGGTTCCACGCCATTCATGGCTGCAGCAACTGCCTGAGATAAGTTAGTAGGCTGGAAATCCACTGGTGTTTCACTCAAAAGCTCTTCAGACTCTGGTTCAGGTTCTTCATGCAGACGAATATCAATCCAGCGGCCTTCTGGAATATCAAGTGGATTTTCGAGATCAGCTACAATGGCTGCCTTTTCCACATCAAACTTACGTTTATAAGTTTTAATTGAAAGATCACCATTTTCTAAGGTTGAATATTCAACTGCTACTACCGTATTACCGTTGGCATCCTTAGGTACTTCAATGTACCAGCCTTCCTGAGCAAAACCTAATGAGCCTTTCACTAAGTAATCACCAGTACCCAACTTATCGAAAGTGATTGGTTGCCTTTCAGCTTCGTCATTGAGTTCAATATGATCATTAAACAACTTGACAATAGGTGATGCTGCTTTAATAAAACCATTTCCATCAGTTGTAGTATTTTGTGCAGTTAATAAATTAAACCAATTAGACCAAGTACCACTATTATTAAATCGATATTTCAGTACAGAATATGACGCTGCTTTCCCAAGCTGAAATGAATGGCTTCCATCTGTATATGCACCCATTGAGCGTCGGGTACAGTGTAAAAAGAAACCATAAGGACCGATACTATTACCAGTATCATTTGTTAAAGTGTCATCTGTTCGAAAAAAACCATTATTAAGAGGAGCAACCATATCAGATGCACGAGACCCTTCAGCCCCCATCCCCCAATCACCGACTCTTAGTGCTCTTCCCGGTGTAGGATCATATTGACTTGTTGTTGATGTGAGTATGGCAGCAGTTCCTAATCCCAAATTCATTCTAGCTGTCTGTGCATTATCAGCTCCTAATCCTCCCTGAGAAATTGATAAAGGGGTTGTGAGTCCCTTAAGCTCACTAATATCACTATTTACACCACTTGCCGCTGCACCTAGGTTAGCTCGTGCATCTAGTGCAGTTGTCGCCCCAGTACCACCTTGAGAGACTACAGCAGTACCTTGGACCTGCGAAAAGTTTGGTGCCAGATTAGGAATGCCTGAAGCGAATGGCAGCATGAATTGCCGTTTTCCCTGAGCCGAGTTATACGGGAACGGCCGGTGATCCCAACTAAATTTAAAAACAAGATTTGCCATTATGCTGTTACCCCATCAATCACTTGGAAAATCAGAGTATCCGTGTGCTGGGTGACTCCACTTACAACAGCTTTAATATCCATCTGACACAGCCCTAAAGGCCAAGCTGCTGTACTTGCACTAGATTTAATATTCAGCCATCCCTTCTGTGTACTTTGATTTAATGCAGCACAAGTCAAGGTAGCCACAGCTGCTCCATCAGCCAAAGCTTTAATCTGTGAAGTAAAGGTGTAACCGGTTAGATCAATTGCACGGCGGATATCATTGGGTGGATATTGCAAAGTTTCATCCATATCAACTAGCTGAAGATTTAAGTTGAAAGTGTCACCACGCTTAAATACAAAATTGCTCATAAGTGATTCCTATAGACATAAAAAAACCACCGATGAGGTGGTAGTGAATAAGACATAAAATACCTCTAAAAAAGGAGGTCTCATAATTCAAATTAGTTAATATCTAGGTTTATATCTCTTGTTTCCTCCACTCGTAATACAGTAGTGCCCACCTCTAGGACCCACGCAATAATCCACCACAGCACATGAACAATCACTATCGTAGTAGGTTTTTTTCTGTTTTCTTTCAGAATGATGAGGATGAGATTTTAAGGCCTGATAATTATTTGACGTGGTTGATCGAGACTTTTGTTTAAAGCAACCATCCGTTTCACATAATAGCTTTGTTGATAACCACTGAGGTGATGAGGAATTTAAGGAAATACGTGCCCAGTTTCCTTTCGTCTCATAAATATCAACTTTTTCTCCACGTCCTAACTTTCCTACTACGTGACCGTTTGGTTTATCTCTAATATTTAAAGAATTAGTGTTGATATATTTTGATTCGATAACTTCCTCTACTGCACTCTGCGCATTTTCTGAGTCTGAAGTTTGTTTTGGAGAGTTATCATTGCCTGAACCAAAAATCCCTAAAGCTACTAATCCTGCGGCACCCCAGCCTAAAGTTGATTTTTTCATGTTTTACCATTTGTTATAAATTTCCATTACTGTAACAGAATGTAATCACAAATGATAATATGCTGAGGTCATTAAAAATAATCGCCTTGCAGAAGCTTTTTCTTGAACTCAAAGCTCATTATCTAAATCGACACTTACTCCAGTAACAACGTTATGTTTAGGCCCTCCGAGACTAACAACATTAGCCAAGCGTATATTCACATCAGAAACACATAGCTTGTTTTCAGATTGCCATTTGCTCAACTCAACAGACATAACATCTTCAAGATGTCTTTCCAGTTCTTGCCGTTTAATTTCGATTTCTTCTAAAGTCAGCATACATGACATATCAATTCACCTTGTACCCAATGGTCACATTATACTGAATGAAATCAGCATCTTGGCCGACAAAAATTGATTGTCCTTGCAAACATTCTAGATGATCGATTGAGTAATATTCAAAATGGGCAAGCAAAGCATCACTCAGTTTTGTGATTTCCATTATTCCTGAATTGGGACGAGCAAAGCATTGGACCATAATATTACCGGTACGGCGTGTACAAGGATTATCAGCAATGCCTGAAATAAAACTTGGACCGCCCGCAATCGTTAAGCGACACCACAAACCTTCCTTTGGAACCTTAAAGCCTGGTAAATTTGGATACTGGATTCTATCCTGGGAAATACTAGTAAAGCTTTGCATACGTTCGGCAATTGCTTGCCTCGCCTGCTCTAAAGTCATTGCCATATTAGCCGCCATACTTCTGAGAAATAAAGGTAAAGGTGGTGTTGTAAATTCCTTGTGGTGCTTGATCAGACCACCCATTTTCTAAGCGCTCAGCATAAGGCTGGTTGTTCTGTATATAGACCAAATTGCCCAATTTAATCTTTACAGCTTGAATAGCAGCATCTTGCGTGGCGTTTGTTTCAGGTTCACGTATGCCATAGTCACCAGATCCAATCGAAACAATATGAGAAGCACGGTATGCACCAGTATCGACGGGACTTAAATTAACTAAAGATTGCACAGTATCCATAACAATATGCTTCACATGGTCTTCTGCTGCTTTAGACACATCAAGACTAAAACTAGTCGGCTTTTTCCCCTTCCATCCCATGATTTACCTCACTAGCTTCGAACATTTCAAATAGGTCTTGAGCGATTGCCTGAATTGAATAAGCTTCAAATTCCACACTAGGCTCTCGCTCACCCATTCTCCGTTTTACTATTTGCCAGACATGAACCGCTTCATGTAAAAGCAATCCGTAAACTTGAATTTGATCTTTCTCTGACGTATCCCCGATTTGGACAATCGCATATGCACCATTAGAAAAAGTACTAACCTGTGCATCCGCTCCCATATCCAGAAATTGATCGGCTTTATCCATATCTTCAAATAACAAATCCATGTGTAGTTGATTTCGAGCAAGCGTGTAATGCACATGCTGAAAAGGTGTGATGTACCACTCTGGAACATATTCGGTATTAACCATTTTAGCCCCTACACTTTTCGAAGCTGACATTTCCAGCTTGCACTGATTGGATCTTGTTTGATATGCATGATGCGATATGTACCTTGCGCAGTACTCCATTCGTCATCAATCATCGGCTCTTTGGTAACTTCATTCTGCAGCACAGTTGCCTTTTTATCAGTAGCCAGTACTCCAAGCGTCTGAATCTCATATTGACTGTATGAGCCAAACAGAACGCCACGACCAGAATAGTTTTCTTTAACCTCAATAGAAGTTTCAGTTTTAGGATCCCAATTAGTTTTTGAGATCCGCTCACATGTAAAGGTATGAACGGCATCTGCTAAATCATCATTAAATGCTTCAGCAATGTCTGCCTGAATTTCGTCACGTAAGCCCATATCATGCCCTGTAAAGAGGTATGCCAAAGCCATTAAAACTTGCATTTGGATCTTTCAAATCAAGTGAGTCAATAAAATCAATTGCTATCTGTTCAAAGCTAGAAATTGCTTCAGATCCGTCTTGATATTCTTTTTCTGACTCAACAGAATCAGCTTTAACTTTCTTGCGCTTCAGCTGCTGATCTTTGCCGTTATAAATTACCTTGGCCAGAATTCCTTTGATAATTTCACAAGCTGCATCCTTAAGAAGTGGGTCAATAGGATCTGGTACAAAACCTATTCTGTTTTTCATCCAGACATTTGCCAGTTGAACCAGACGAGCTTTATCACTGTCTGGTGCAAAATCGCTGCCCAAAATTGAATTTGCGTCATCTACAGTAATAAAGCTCATTGCATTATTCCTTAGGGATTAATTTAAGAAGTTCTGCTTTTGTTGCTGACGGCTTGTAACCAATATTTTTACTAGCCAAATACTCTTTTAATTGATCATTTGACCAGTTTTCAAAATCATTAGCTGCCGTTTCTGTAGCTGGGTTTTCTGCCGATTTTCCAGCTTCCAATTCAACAATACGTGCTTGCATTGCGGGAATATCGTTTTTAAAAGCATCAAACTCTGCTTGAATGCTTACTACCTTTTCTTCAGCCGCTTTAGTAGCATTGTCAGCTTGGAGTACAGCATCTTTTAAACGTGAGTTTTCAGAAATTAACTCCGAACTATCACCACTAGCTTGTTCCAAGATTTCGATTTTCTGTTTAAGTTGTCCGTTTTCCTCAACAACCTTTTCACACTCAGCTTTAGTTTTATCAATAACTTCTTGCAGCTCTGGAGTAATTCCAACCGCTACATTTACAGTGGCCAAAGTCGTTTTTGCAGGCTCTTCCAATTTGCGAACTTCAACAGGAATATCCAGAGCTTGGTAATCATTTTGGATTTTCGGGTAATCACCGTAAATAATTACTTCTTCAGCACTTCGATTCGGATGTTCGTAATAATCAGGATTGGCAATAGTTCCAACCTCTAACGCAGCTGCAGCAGCAATACGTGTATAAATTAGCTTCATGATGCATTTCTCTTAAATGTAAAAAGATGGCTTAATAGCCCTCTTATAGTGAGATGTTTATGAGTTAACCAGTTGTTGTTGTGCCAGATAGATCAAGCAATGTGCCTGCTGTCATTTTGTTGCTAGTAGCATGTTTTTTCCAGTTGGCACTTGAACCAAGTAAAGTAAGGTCAGGGTTTTCACCTTTTGATGTATCCCAGCTATAACCAAGAATATCTAGGTTAAATGTACCCTCAGCACGCATACCGATTGCCAAGTTTTCTTCATCATTGATGTCATACGCGCGGAAGCCTGGTACTTGTGATTCTGTAACAGTAACTGCACCCATTTGCAAACCAAATGCATCATCATCACCTACGGCATCTGTAACCAATACCGGCTTACCTAAGGTACCCGGTAAACCACCATAGATAACGATTTCAGATTCGCCATAAATTTGATTAGTGATTGCATCATCGACAATATCGAAATAAGTATCTGAGTTCATTACCCATAAACTAATACGTCCAAACTTATCGCCAAACTTACGCATACCACGTGTTAATGCTTTACGCCCATCTACAGCAATACTGCCTTTGGCAACCATATCCGGGTTGCTAGAAATAGCTGCTTTTAAGGAGGCTAAACTGTACTGTAAACGACCAGCAACCAATGCATCTGCTAAATCATAACCAAGAATCATGGCAAACTCTTCAGGTGTACGTGCACGGCGTTTGAATGCCTCTTCAGTAGAAGCATAAGGACCATATTTATATGGCACTTTTACACCTACAGATTCACCAGAACCAATTTTCTCTGGAACTACTTTGGCGGTTGAATTCACATCACGATGTTTGATGCTACCGCCCACTTTGTAGAATGCTTCTTTATTGAAATCACCTTCAATGATCTCATTGCGATAAACAATTGCACCATTAGAGGCTTGGTTAAATACATTCAAATTATCTTGCAAACGCTCTAAATAAGCAGTTTGAGCCAATTGATTGTAGATGATCATGTCTGAATTAACTGTTGTAGTCATAACTACTTATCTCCAAATTTTTAATGATTAGTTCGGCAGTTTTAGGAAGGCATCATTGCCATGTTCTTTGATGTAGTCAGCTTTCTGAGAAACAGACATTTCACTGCGTTTCATTCCTGCAGGCGCTCCACCTTTGCCCCCGCTTTGGAAACCGCCACCAGTTCCTTTACCACCTTTAAGAATTAAGTCTTTATGCTGGTATCCACCAACCAAGGACTCTAAAGCTTCATCAACATTTGCAAGTTCACCCGGGCGGACACGTGAATAAATCTTTTCGCCGTTCGGATCGTATGCAACCACCTTGCCTTCTTCGATTTTGAAGTGATGGCCAAAGGTTGCCTGAACCATGTCCACAGGTACTGCAATGTTGTCTTGAATGTACTTAGAACGAGCAAAACCACCGCCGATTAGTTCTTTGTGTAAAGAGGCTTCTAGTGCGTCACGTTGCTCAACAATCGGAGCATATTTTTCTTCAACTGCCTTGATAGCTTCAGCTTTCACTTTCTCAACTTCACCAGCATCCACCAGCTTTTTATCGTCGAGATTTTGGATTGTTTGTAATGCCTTTTTAGCTGCCGCAGGGTCTTCGATTCCTTCAAAAGCTTTTAATGCTTTTTCAGCTGCTTCTTTGGCTTCACGATGTGTTTTAGCTTCATTGTTTAAGCGTGCAATTGTTGCTACCGAGTGTGGTGCATCATGTGGCATTTCTTTGCCGTCATCATGAATATAGATCGGCTTATCACCGTCTACTTCCGCATAAACTTTACCGTCGATTGTTACTGTTTTAAGTTTCATTGGTCATCCAACCTATATATACAAAATGGGCATCCGCCCGGATTCGCCGTTAGCATCCGCTTTCGGCAGGCAATAAAAAAGCGCCCTTTAGGACGCTTCATTTCTATAAATGATTATTTACTTAAAGCTTGGCGTACAAATGCATCTTTTGCTTCAAGTAGCTTTCTTAATCCTGTGGATTTTTCAGGCCCGTCAGGAAGTTGCTCATCCATTTGCCGAGCTAAATCACCAATTGGCTTACTAACTTGCTGCAAATGTTCAGGTAAATGTTCATATTGGAAATATTGGATAATAGGGCTTGGCATTTTCTTCTCGCAAAAAAAGCACCCGAAGGTGCTATGGTTAAAAATTAAGTTCTATTTGATGAGTGCAATTGCTTTTAATCTTTCAAAAGTAAAACCATAAATTGCCATGGCTTGAAACCTTAATTTGAAGAAATGGCACCAGAATTCATTTTGTGCTCAGAATATATTGAGCATCTGACATATTGATTTGCTTTTCAGGCATTTGTAGTACCTTTAGCTACGTTTACTTTTTATTCCAAACCTCTGATCTAGGTTCATCACCAACTAAGCGGATGCCTTGAGGACCACCTACATCAAATGTTGCCGTGATAGTCGCTGGACCCTCAAAAACACTACAATTCATTTTTACAGAGGTTAATCCAGCTAATGGAATACCTGTTTCCTCGTCACAAAGAGCAAGATGAGAAGATTTATCTGAAACTCTTTTAAGTACCAAATGTCTAACTTTTGATTCACTCATAAGCCAAACTCCATAAATGACAAAAGCGCCATTTGGGCGCTTATATAGGTGAAAATTGTGTCTTAAGTGAGTTTAGAATTACCTGTAATCGGCAATAATTACTCACAGTTAAATCCAGTTCCAACAAGGTCTTTTTTCAAATTTGAAACGAGAGTTTGTTGTTCCTGCTGTTGTCCACTAAGATAATTTTTATCTAGAGTCTCTGCACCATCAATAGATTTATAAAGCTCTTTAGATTCCTCTAAATTGTCTTTTAAAAACGTGGTGAGGTTTAGTTTCGCCTGGGCAGCTCTACATAAATTATTTTTAGCTTCTAAATCTTGAGCAGCCTGTTTTACTTGACCAGTTGCAGGATCAAAAGAATATGCATTTGCCATTGCTGACTCCAAAGCTTCAGACAATCGATCATATTCTTTAAGATATTTTTGACTTGGTTCAGCTAAACAAGTGATGGAAATTAGGGTTAGACATACAAAAGCTATTGTTTTCATATTGTATAAATTCTGATGTTTTAAAAAATATAACATAAGAAAAATTACAGACCCAACTTTTTAAAAGCTTTTTCATCCAACTTTCTCAAATCATCTAAGCTATAGAAACGGCCTTCAGGATCAAAGAACTTATCAAAATCAAATTTCCCATCTTTATAGAGCTTAAAGCGCTTTGGCCCTAGCCACTCCCTTTGAAAGAAATCATCTGTTTTCTTAAAGAACTCTTTGAATGTGGTGTTTGCATCTAACTGTCCTATTAACTGGCTTCGCTCTTCTTTGGGGATGTCTTTAACTCTACGTTCGTCCATTACAAATGGCCGTTCGCCAACAAGTTGACCGTCCTTCTCGACCGGAACCAAGATACTGCGACAGTTAGGATGTAACGGCGGCACTCGCTTTGCCGGATCATTTATTTCCCACACTGAACCATCTAATGAAGCGCAAAGCTTAGAAGTTCGTCCATCTAAAACGCTAACAAATCGGACATATTCAAAGCCAATTTGGTTGAAGCTATTTAGATAGGCTTGATTAGCTACATGACTTCGCACAGTTCTTACCGTTCGCTCAATATCAGTTTTGGTACCATTTAAGATCCCATCTTCATAGTTAAGCCGTTTGGTACCACGAATACGCTGAACAATTTCTTGGTTAGTTTTGCCTGAATTAATACCATCTCGAATTGCATACTCAACCTTTTGACGGGCATTTTCAGCAATTCTTGAAAGCAGATCATCGACAAGAGCGCCACCTGCCAACGGAACTTTTTTAGCGGATAAGAATAGTTTTTCCCCATCAGGCTTATTAATCTTTGCTCCATAGAGCTTAGCTACGTAATTGGCCTCATAAACAGCCAGTGCCGTAGCTGAAACGGCAAAAGCTTCAGGTAATGCTAAATTAACACTGGCAAACCATTGGGAAATCAAATCTCTAATTTCCCTTAAGTTTGAAGTTGTATATTTACCACCAGCTAAAGCAACTTTCTCCGACTCATTAAGCTCATCCAATAAATCCCGTAGCTTAGAAAGCATCTTGCTCGTATCATCATTGAATAAAGCCAATAGCTCATTTACCGTTTTTGATGAAGCGCGATAAAGGTAGGCCTGGTGCTGAGTGAGTGCTTCAAATAGTTTTTTGATATCCGTTGCCATCTCACTCTACCTTTGATTTAAAGTTCCATCTTGCTCTGCTTCGACATTCTGTAGCTCGTCTTCATATTTTTGTTTAGGGAACATACCTGTTTGGTTGTATTCCCACCATGATTTAAATGAAGATCGGCCTTGTAGAGCTGCTTCAAATAACTGTCTAGCTAACTCAGCTAAATAACCCTGTTTGTTAAATTCTTGACTGATTTCGAACATCAGGTCATCTTTATTAAGAGCATCAACATTAGCTATTACGTATTTGGCACACCATCGCAAAGCCATAGACAAGGCTTCATTCATGTTCACGACACATAGCGATAAAACGGAATGCTGAACAGCATCATCATTGTTAGCTTCTGTGGCTGTTTTAGCAGCAGAACCCTTTTCAATTAAGCGTGCGCCTAATTCTTTCATTTGATTCCACTTATCTTTCATTGCTTCACGGGACAAAGTGTTAGGGTTTGCTTGTTCAATGCCGATTTTGCCATTTTCAGGCAAAGGCAAAAGTACCTTCGCTCCAACGTAAATGCCTCGAGCTTTTGCCTCATCGAACCATTGCCAGTTCACACCGCTAACATAGTATTGAGGTTGCCCCATATAAAAAACGGACTCTTGAAAGTCCGCACTGTCACGATAATGAGCTAAATTTAGATTAGCTAATGCGAGTAATGGAGGTTTCTTAATTTCTTCAGAATTATCTACCGCACCGACAAAAGTAAATGGAATATAAGACCAAGTTTTGCCACTGTGATCAGTCGGAAACTTTTTTGGCCCTCCTTCATATTCGCCCTTGTCATTTTTGGTATATATCTGAACAGAATAAGCATATTCTCCATTGTCAACTGGCTCTAAACGCAAAACACGGAACTGCTCACGATCCTCTTTACTGAAACCATCACTTCCACGGGTAGAAACTACCTCTCGGATAACTACTAAACATAGTTTTTTCTGGTTCCCAACCATCATTGAATCCCAGTTAATTACATCAACAGCATTCAATAAATGAATCATCGGATAGGCTTTTTGTGCTTTAAATTCCGCTAGATTACGAGCTGGCGGCACATCAGGATAATCTACATATAAAGCACAACGATAATGCTTCAATAAATGGCGAATTCCATTTTGAGCCAATTGATAAGTACTTAAACCAGCACCATTTGCATTACGTTCTAAATGAGCAAGTTCCGGAGGAAATTTAAAACTTGGATCGGTTGCAAAAGCTGCACCAACTAAACTATTTGATGTAGTCCCTGTTACTTCATAAAAGACTGCACGGGTAAGATAAGCCTCATAAGCGCTTTTATTTGCAGGTGATTTATCATGTGCATTTGGCATCGGCAAATATTTTTCACCTTTAGCCTTAACTGCATCTTCACCTTCACAAACATCATCAAGTTTTTGCCAGTATGGCAAGTTCTTAACATATTCAGCATGTTGAAAAGTTACATCACTCATCGAGCAAATCCCATATCAGCAAAGAAGGCTTCAAAACCTTCATGTAATTCATTAAACGCATCTGAAGCTGCATCCACTTGGTCGTCATGTGTGCCATTAGGAAAATGACGAAGCTCATCAATAAAATCCTTATTCCATTCACCTTTGAGCATTCGTACATTTCCTACGTTAACTTGGGCCGCAAATGGTTGTGCACGTGTAAGCTTGTCACCTGAAATTGGCTTAGCTATCACGCTATAACCCGCAAGAAGCTTCACAAATGAACTAGCTTGCGATTTACCAGCTTGACCGGGATCTTGTGGTAGACGCACAGAAACTTTTTTCCCATCTATTTTTGCTGTTTGTTCTAAGCGCTTATTCACATTGTCAGGTCCAAGCTGTCCTCTAGTTACATCGACAATGTAAGTAAAACCATCTGCGCCTAGAGCTTCTCGCACACCTACTGTAAAGTCGCCCTCATTTTCGGTAGCCCCAAAATCCCAAGCCCTAACTTGTTTCAATACATCCGCAGGCAAAGCATCAACAATTTGAATATTGTCGGGCTTAAAAAAACCGCCTGCTGGCGGTGATGGCATTTGTCGGTACTGCCCGGCAAATACATATGGTGCTGCTTGCTCCATTAGCCTCAATTTTTGGATATTGTGTTTTGCTGGCCACAGTGCGGATCCGTCTTCCTGAATAGCTGAAAGACATAGATGCTCCCACACTTCACCGTTACCACCAGCTACAGGAACGCCGTCTTTTCTATCACCTAGCAACCATCCAGCTAAATCATCTTCATGAAGTCGCTGCATAATCACAATGATCGGCGTATCTGGCGAGTTAGTACGCGATTCGAGTGTGTTCTGAAACCAATCAATTACCCCTTCTCGAATAGTTTTTGATGAAGCTTCATGTGCTTTGTGCGGGTCATCAATAATAATGCAGCCGCCAAAGCCTTTACGAAGTTTTCCTGCACCAAAACCGGTAATCGTGCCGCCTGTACCAGTCGCATAGCAGACACCACCTTGGGAAGTTCTCCAGAAGTCTTTAGCCTTACTATCATCACGCAATGTAAGCTCGGGAAAGACTTTTCTATACGCCTCTTCTTGCACAAGAGTTCGTATTTGGAAGGCATTATTTGCGGCAAGCATTGCCGAGTAACTGATATGAATAAACTCACAGTCTGGATTCTTACCAAAACACCAAGCCATGAAATTAATTACAGCAATTTCAGTTTTAGAATATCGTGGTGGAACGTTAATAATTAACCGCTTTATCTCTCCGCGATAAACTTTCATTAAAGCTTCGCAGATTTCTAAGTGGTGCCAATTTTGCATCCATTTATAACCACGGCGCTCCTTAAACATGTACCTTGTGAAGAAATATAAATCTTCTTGCGCCTCGATCCGGATGGCTTTATCCCGAGCCGCATCAGTACTCATCTAAGACTTCCCTCCGCGCTTTTAAGTAATCTTCCATTGGAACTGGAATTTCTGAATTAACTGTTTGGACTGGTCCGCCGTCTTTGCCTGTAATTTCTTGGCGATTAGTAAATTGACCACCAATGTCTTTAGCGGCTTGCTCAAGAATTTTTAAGGCTGTTTTGACGTTTCTAGTCTTCTCAAGTTGTCTTTGGTATTGCTTCAATCGGTAGTACTTATTAGCAATTGGAATATCAATTAAGCCTTTATCAAACTCATCTCTGGTTTTTTCAAATAGTTCGACATACTTTTTGCTTAAGTTCTTACCAGCAACCTTTGTAGGGTCATAAGTTGCAACTTGAACACGATCTATATCAACGCCAAACTCTTGTTTTACGAGTTCAGCCACTTCTTGAGGTGTATCACGACAAGCAAGAGACTGAACTATAAAGATTTTCACAGGCTCTTTTAGTGTCGCCATAACTTCCTCATCGTATAACTACGTATAACAAAATGGGCAAAAAAAAGAGCCATTAGGCTCAATTGATTACACAGTTGCCGCAGCATTTTGAAATATCAAGATTTGAAACAAACGGCGGATTTTTTGCGACTTCAATAAGTCGCTTAACATTTTTGCTTGGTCCATAACGTTTAACTACGCCAATAAACTCTTCAACGTCATGACCTGCAAGATAGTGCTTAGGAAGACCAGAACTATCGCTATAAACAATTTCTCCGTCCTCGTCTCTCATCACTCCAATGTGGTAAAGCTCATGTTCAAGTAAGTAACAGAACTCTGTATCGTTTGCACGCTCACAGAAAGAAGCGTCGACAGTTATTAAGTATGTTGGCACAAAGCCGAACCAGTCACGCATCTGTTGCTCTTGTCTAGCTTTGCGCCAGCCACCAACATTGAACATGACTTTTTCGCACTGGCCTAACACCATAGCTTGCTTGCTTTTATATGCAGAAGAGGCCCAAGCAAATGCCAAGAACTCTTCATTATCATGAAGTAACTCAGCAATATGATCATGATCTGGATTATAAAGAGGCCCACCAATCGTTAAGTAATTAGCCACAACCCATTTTTTTAGGTCTGGAGCCGGTATTAAACGAATTGCTTCCTCTTCTTCAGCTTGATCAATAAAATCAGTTGGAGGAAATGGTCTGATCTGATCCATTAAATATTTGCCTCTTTAAATTTTTAAGCCATTGGCTAGCGAAATGAGCTTGGATCTGTAATGGACCAGATTCATTAATCTTAAATCTTGGTGCTGCCTCTATGCGAATTACTGTGTAACCCATCTCTTCAGCCACATCGTAACGATCAAGACTCCAAGCTTTGTTTTTTAGCTTACCCTTTCGACCACCAGACCAAGGGCCACCAGCAATTTCAACTAATATGTGATGTTCAATTAAATGAAAATCAAAACGCCAATGCTTAGTAGACTTAAACTGGAATTTCTTTTCGTACTTAATTTCCAGATTGTCTAAAGCTTCAGTAAATTCTTCCTCTGCCTCTAAGTACTTTTGAGTAGCTTTAGGTAGCGGTCTGGATTTAGGCTTGGTTTTAGGTTCTTTTTTCCGAGTAAGCCAAAAGTATTCTGTAGAATCCATTATTCTCACCCATAAAAAAACCGCCCTAAGGCGGTGGCTAAACTCACAGGCAATATAGTATTACTTCTTAAAAGTTGCCTTATAAAGCTTTGAATTAAAGTAATCCGTAATTTCTTTACCTTCGTTTTGAATTTTTTCCTCATTTAAGGGTAAAAAATCTAATTCAGATTTGAAGCTCATATACTCTGGAATAAATTTCTTTATAGGCGGAGGTGGTTTAGGTCCACCTTCTGTAATTTTTTCGATAAATCCAGCTAACCATAAAATATACTCACCTTCTGAATTATGAGGAGGAATCAAACTCACATCTATTTTTACTTTACATTCATCTAATTGTTTACTAAACAATTCAACAAAATCAATAAAATTATATTTTAATTTAAATTCTGTTCCCTTAATTTCTCTGCGTATACATGTCATAAGTAAGTTCATATTTTCAATACAGTCATGTGAAAACAATTCCTCATCTTTAATTTTGTTATAAATATTTTCCGCAAACATGAGATACTGTGTCATTTCAGCAGCTCCTCATTTTTATAAAGTATTTTTCTTAAGGTAGTCCTATTATAACAATGTTGCAACAAGAAATTTTCCATTTTTAGTTTAAGAAAATTTTAAAAATTATAAAAACGATTATATTCAATAAATTAGTACAAATAAAAGCTATGGAAGTTTGATCTTTCTATTGAGCTTTAAAATGGATTATTGTGTTTAAATCATCAATTTAAAAAGCTTGCCTAGTAGGCAAGCTCCCCCTTTTTTTGATATTTGCGCTGATCAATAAGGTTTAGTGTTACTTAAAGCAACACACTGATAATACTGAAATATTTAAAAATAAAAAAGCCCACTCCCTATTTTTATTCAGAAATGGGCTTAGCGAAAAAAAACGCTTAGACCTGAAATAGGAAATATCTATTCGGAAATATCCCCAACTTCATATTGGCATAATATTTAAGCACTAGCAATAGGGATTGAATTAAAAATATTAAATATTCATATTTAAATAGATAAAGATTTCTTTTTAAATAGTTTTATTTTTAGCCTACATAATTTTTTACTTATCAAGAGTTATAAAGAATATGTGCCCATCAATAGGTAATACTTAATAAGGTCTTATGTGTAGTAACCATTAGGCTCTAGAGACTAAGAACTCAAACTGACTAAAAATAAAAAATAATTAATTTTCAATATTAATGATCATATACTGCAAAGTTATGTATATTCCAACTTCTCCATTGTTGAGTGCCTCATATAAGTCTTCATCAACGAAATCTCCAGATTCATCATATAGCCATTTATGAATTTGAATAATTTGTATATTCCCTTTTTTGTCTATTCTTGCTATTGGGTCTATTACGGACCGAACTATCACCTTCTTCTTCGTCTCAACATCAAGCAATGTGATAATTGTCATTTTAAAATCCTTATAAATATCCTGTATAACAACTACGCTCAATCAATAAAGATTTTTATATTTAAATTACTTAAATAGCAATCTTTTCAATCAAAAAAATAAATTAAAAACACTTCAATAGTATGTGCCTATTAGAAAAGTTACCTTAAATATTCTACTAGCAATAAAAAACCGCTTTAAGGGCGGTTCATCTAAAATTCACAGGTACTTAATGAAGATTTTTTTTCTGTCTTTGCATCTTTCTGGGCTCACAAATTTTTCCAATAAAGTTAGTTAACCACAAAATACTTTCTTCACGATCTTCAAAATGAGGTATAAGGCTTAAATCTACTTTTATTTTGCGATCAACTAAAGGCAAACTTAAACAATGTTCAAAGTCTATTGAGCTGTACTTCAATTTGAGTCTTTTTTCTGCAGCTTGATTCTTTATCTCAGCCATAATGCGATTTAGATTAACAATCAAATTATTTGAAATTTTATTATTTTCATATACCCGTTCGTAAACTGTCTCAGCTACATCAATGTAATTTATTAGCTCTACATTCTCATTCATAGCATTTGTACTCCGTTTTTTTAATTATTCTCCTAAAATCATGTTTATTTGAGTTACCTAATGCATCATCTAAGTAAATATTTTTTAAATTCGATTAATTTAATTTTAAATAAATTATTGAATTAATAATATAATTATTGGATTTTATAATATTTTTATACATCTTTATCCTTAGCAAATTCAATTAAAATTTAATTAAAAGCCCCGCCAATAATCGATATTTAGCGGGGCCGTTTGTGCCGTAATACGTCCGGCAAACGATAAAACTAGTTTTTAGGTGCTCTAAGGATATTTAGAACTTTCTCAGACATATCATGTAAGTCAGATCCAATTGGCAACCAGAAATGGAACACCGTATTGTCGCGGTTAAAAACTTGCTTGTAGTACTCAGTTTTAAATGATGGGTCGATATCAGATGCTTTAAACAATCTTCCTTCTTTTTCTATAGTTTGCCCATCTAACTCACCACCAACACAGATATTCATTTTAAGTACCAGATTTTAAATAGACTGGACTATAGCACAAAATAAAAAAGCCCACCGATTGGCGAGCTCTTAAATTCATTCTGGCGATTACTTTACATTTCGCCCATTTTAGAAATCTTTATACTCAAGTGTATACCCAACTGTCAAGCGTAAGTTTCTTGACTATCAGGAAGTTCAAAACGGAATGATCGAGAAATACGCGTTCTAATTTCATTTTCCCATTCAGCAACGATTGATTCTCCAAACAGCTCAAATTTCTGATAACTCTTTATATAAGCTGTTTTGGTTGCATCAATGCCAGCAATATTCATTTTCTCTTTCAACGTATATGGTCGTTTTCCAGTTCCATTACACTTCCCACAAAACATGGCCCCATTTGGAAAGCCATTTAAACCAAATGTCTCAATTTTACCCAACCCTTGGCAGACTCCACACATAGCCTTAACAAAAACATGGCCACGCAAAATAATCTCAGCCATACCTTTTGCCAGATTAGTAAGATCACCTTGGGCATTAGTAGGGGTAAATTTTTTCTTTACCATTTCTTTATGAATCTCTACCGCTAATTTATTTCGCGCTCGGAAAAAATTACCTGATTTAATCTCACCACGAACAAACTCAACCTTACCCGGAATATCTTCAATACGGCGTTCGGTTTGAAAATTAAAGTCATACTTACTGTAAAAAGTTTCAGTCTGTTTTTGTGCTGGGGTAATTATTGCGATTCGCTCAAAATCAACCTTTTCAATCAAGACAGTGGCCCAAAGCTTTGCAGCTGGCGATAACAGCGCTAATTCACCTAAAACTACATCTTTCGAAATTTTCTTTCCTTCAGCTTTGCCTTGAGCAATAGCAAGGCGAAGTAACTCAATAAAATCAAACTTTTCAACCAACATAATCGCCTTCCTATTTACCCTTAATTAATAATTCAATTTGCTTTAATGCCATACCGGACTTAACTTGCTCTGTGCTGAACCGTAAAACTGTAAAACCCATCATTGCTGCAGAGTTGTATTTCTCCATATCCCCTATATAGCCCCTACCTCTTGTGTGACGGCCTCCACTCCAGATCCCGCCTTCCACCTCAATCAAAATCTTTGTACCCGTTATTAAAAAATCTGCTCTCCATTTACGTGATGGATGGAATTTGTATTCCTGCTCAAAACTGATCTTGCATGCTTTTAAGTGTGTTGCTAATACCGTCTCGCCTTCACTCGGCTGTCTGGTACCTTGCTTTGCTGAACGGCGCTTTTTATTTTTCTGAATAGGAAATAATTCACGATATTCAGCAAGGCTTATTGATGACATTTAGTTCCAATCCCCCATTTTCATTACGTAATCTTTGGCTTTTCTAATTACATCACCGCGATTTTTAAAAGTTGGGGAACTAATTAAGTCTCCTGTCTCCGTGCATATTTCACAAAGCTCCCAATATATAAACTTCATCAATACAGCAAATGCAGCTTCACTTTCCCATTCGTTATATTCATAACTAGTTTGATATGAGAACATTGGTGTACCTTTGAGCACGTCATAGGTTGAACAATCGTCATAATCCGCTGGGTAAAATTGAGTTTCACGGTATCCTTTTACATGAGCCAAAATCTCAACCGATCTTTTGCTTAGTTTTTTTAAGATGCGTTTATTCATGACTTCACCATTTCAACAAGTGATCTAATTGAGTAGCAATGCCGTTATAGACACGTGATTTATCCAGATCACCCAATAGCGTTAATGCTTGGGCATCTTGTTTATATTTCTGAACCAGTTTTTCAATAGCCCCCCTTAGTTCAACCATAGTGTTTTGCTTTTTACCGCTTAAGGGTTCAATCGAGCGTGATACATGGCCAGTCATTTCTTTTTCCATGTGATCAAAATAATTTTGACGCGCTAAATCTCTAGACTTGATTAGCTCAGGTGAAATAATTTTTTCCATTTCACGGCGCTGTTGCTCAATCCAATTACTGTCCATTCTTCACCTCATCATGTTCTTTTCTCGCCAACCACCACAAAACCACCGCACCGCAAAGTACTGCTGTTACACACGAAATGAGTAAGCCACAGCTTAAAATCTCGAATTTAGTCATGATCCTGCCCCACCAAAACGCAAGTCATCCCAGTCACATTCAACTACTGTCAAACCGTCATGTTGAAACCGAGACCATAAACGGTCCCCTAAGTTTTCCTTCAAACCTTGCGCCTTTTCTGTAGACTCAAGCGTCATGTTGGAAATTAAAACTGTCGGCTTTTTTTCGTCATAACGTGCATATAAAACTTTATGAACGAGCTGCAATCGACTCTCGTGTTGGTCGTGCAAACCATATTCATCCAATATCAATAAATCACAGTCCGTGAAGCGAAAAATTGCATTTGCTTCATTGTCATCTGGCTTTGTCCATGCAGTCGCAATTTCATTTGCCATGTCTTCTGAGGTGACGTAACGAACATAACTACGCTTGTCTAAAACGTTACGAGCAATAGCACATGCAAGATGGGTTTTGCCTGTTCCTGTACGCCCAACCATAATCAGATTGCGCTTCTTCCCTGAATTAAAATCTTGAACAAATTTATGGCAAGCAGCTTTAGCTTCTTTCTGCGGATCAATACTCACCACATAATTTTTAAATCCGCTTTCCTTGTGGCGCTCAGGAAGTTTTGCTCCGGCAAAATGTTTCTCGCGTACCATAAGGTTGACTTGGTGTGCGTGTTCAATTTGTGATTTCACATACGCTTCATTTGCACATGTTTGGCAAACTGGACGACCAATTAGTAAAACCATTAACTCATTGTGCTTAGAGCAAAACTGATTAGTTTGTACCAGCTCAGTTTTGAATTGTTTGCTCAATGCATTCATAGCATCTCCCCTACATCGATATCATCTGTGGCTGGTGCATACTGTTTTGCATCACCCCAAGCACTGTTTACGTCTCTTGCTGGTGCAGTTTTCATTGGTGAGTTTTGTTTTTTAGGTCTTATCGACTTTGTGAATTCCTGAATTAACCAAGTTGCAAACTTTCGAGTTCGTTGGTTTTCCGTGAGATCAATTTTGTTTTCCCAGTGAGCATTGAAGTTGCCAAGATGAAATTCATAATTTGGCATTTTTAAAACCTGCTCTGCTTGTGCACCCACTTGTGAAGTCCTAAGAACATTCAGCAATAGTTCACGATTTGGTTTCCAAGACTCCTCGGCCGCTGAAAAATTTTCAACCGCGTTTTGTGTGTGAGTATTTTCTTGTTCCTGTTCCTGCTCCTGCTCCTGTTCCTGTTCCTGGCTTCGAAGGGGCTTTGAAGGGGCTTGTAAGGGGCTATCTATTTTGGCGTTTTCGCCACGCTTTTGAGTCATACAAAATGCTTGTGCATATTTATCGAAAAAGCTTGATAAATAAGGGCTTGACGGCAATGAGTCATACTCTTTTTGCACGTTCTTACAGCGGTTATCGGCTGGCTTTAATGACTCAGCTACTTGAAAACGTGCCATCTCGTGCACCCAGACTGTCTCCGTGGCTTCGTCATAGCTACAAAACCCCGCTTCACAGGCTCTTTGAAGCCCCTTAGAAGCCCCTTCAAAGCCCAATCCAGTTTCATGAGCAACATATAAAAGGGGCATGTAATACAAGCCAAGCATGTTCGCGTGAGGGCTTGTCATTAAATACATAGCGACAATTAAGCCTTCATGTGTTTGACGAAGCTTTTTGCCCGTAGTTCCCGTCCAGAAATGTGGTGAGACTTTCCCATAGTCACGCATGGTTATTTATCTCCTTTAAAGGGTGTTCGAAGGGGCTTTGAAGAGGCGATAATAGTCATTACTTACCCCTTCCAAGCTTCACTAATCCGCGCATTTCCAACTGACGAATAATTCTTGGAGGAATAAATTCGTTGTTGATTTTGTAGCGAATGCGAGACTTTTCTTTCACCTGAATTAGCTTGTGCCCATCCTCCATAAGACGGCGAACTGCTATAGCCTGCCCCCCCATATGAGTTAATTCCTCAAGTTGATAAAATCTTTCCTGAGCCTCAATTGCGGCATTCATAACTGAAAGTGGCATAGCTGCTAATTCTTTAGCCGAATAGATCTTTACTGGTTGTTCCAGTGGAATTACCACCTCTAGCGGTGTGGTGGAAACGGAAATATCCTGTTTTCTTTTTGCTGCATATCTCACTTTTCACCATCCTTTGGCTTAACATAGCCTCCAAAAGAATCAACCAAACACGCCTTGGTTAAGCTAGTTACAATCTGCTGTGCTAACCACTGCGTTATGCGAAATTGACGAGCCATAGCTTCTGAAAATTCAACCTTGGTTACCGCCGCATTATTTTCGTCATACCCCTTGTTGCGTAAATTTTGCTTTTTCACCTCAAACAGGTGCCCAAGTACTCGCAATGCAGGCTCATAGAAAGATTGGATTTCACTTTGCTGGCGAGAATCTTTGATTTGGTGTGTAAAGCTGTTCATGACACCTCCGCTAATGCTTGCTCAGCGCTTGTTAGCCGGCGTTTGGCGTTAAGTTCAGCAACTGTTGCTGTGCGGATTTCTTTTGAAGAAACCAGAATCAAATGATTCTCTGATTTGATGGTCCATAAACTAGTCAAAGTTTTATTTTTAACTTCAAACAAATCATTTGATTTGAAAGTACGGCACTCTTTAGTAAGCACTACAACGTCACCTATTAAAAAATCTGGTGAGTTGAGTTCGATTGGTTGTTCTGATAAATTGTTTGTGTTCATTTGATTCACCTCAATTGAATGCCTAACCACTCCTGTTCCCGCAGGTAGTGGTTTTTTATTTGAATAAAATCCGCATGTACTCTGGTGAAGTGAATGCATGTGCTAAATAGACTCGCGTTGCTTCTGCAATTTCAGGTGAGCAATACACATCACTTTCTTGTACAACCTTCAAACCAATGGCTGTCAACAAAAAGCTAATAAACTCAATCTCAGTCCATCCATTTGATTTCTTTTCTGTTTTCATCCGTGAAAGGATGCTCGCATCGACATTTATCATCTCTGCTATTTGTCTTTGGTTGCTTGCATTAAGTGCTTGCAATATGAGCGATTCGTTATTGCTAGCGCTTGCAGGCAATTCATTAGATACTTTGCTCATGGTTAAGGTCCTAAGCGGTTAATGATCCAAGGTTTTTTGTTTGTGTAGTTTGGGGACGAAGTTCAATCCAAATATCTTGATAGTTATCAGGGAAAAGATCTTTTCGTGTTGTTAAGCCAAGATCTTCTGCAATAACTGCTAGCCTGATTTTTCTATCAAGGGGAATAGCTTTCCATCCACTCACTGATGACGGAGCAATCCCTAGAAGTCTTGCTACCGCTGTGACACCCCCTAAAAGGTCAATAAGTTGTGCATCATTCATAACGATCTCCTAATCACACAATAATTATTAGGTATTCCTTATTCTAAATCAATAGGAATACCTAATTTAATTTATGTTAGGATTACCTAACAATTTGGATAAGATCATGAAAACATTAGCTGAACGTCTTAGATATGCTATGGAAGTTTTACCTGCCAAGAAAATTAAAGGGGTAGATCTAGCTCGTGCTGTGGGCGTAAAACCTCCGTCAGTTAGTGATTGGTTAAGTGGGAAATCCAAAACAATGGAAGGTGAAAATCTTTTAAAAGCTTCTAAATTTTTAGGTGTTAATCCTAACTGGTTAGCAACAGGAATCGGGTTACCTAATGAAAAAAATAAAAAGACAGAAGATGAGGAATCATCAAATATACTTTTCAGGGAACTAAATTTACATAAAATTCCTATTCTTGATTATGTTCAAGCAGGCTTTTGGAATGAAGTTGCTTATGATGGAACTACACCTCATAGTTATACTTATACGGACTATATGGGAAATAATCCTGAAGCAATATTCAGCGTAATAGTTCAAGGAAATAGTATGGAGCCTGATTTTAAAGAAGGTGACATGTTAATTGTAGATGCTTCAATTACACCTAAACCTGGTTGTTTTGTTATTGCTCAGAATGGTTCTCATGAGGCTACATTTAAAAAATATCGTGTTTTATCTCATGATGAATATGGGAGAGATATTTTTGAATTAATTCCTCTCAATCCAGATTTTCCTACACTTTCATCAATAACACATGACATACGCATAATCGGGGTAGTGATTAGACATATGCGTGATTATAAATATTAATTGGGAGAAAATTTTGATTAATAAAGAAGGCTATCAAGCAGACTTATTTGCTTCATTTGATCATACTGTTATTGAAGAAGAGATTAAATCCAATCAAAAGGATTTTGATTTCGATATTCGCGAATATACTGTTGACTTTTTGGTTCAACAATTTGATCCAAATCCTAATGGAAACTCAGATATATATATTCCAGAATATCAACGTGATGATGTTTGGACAGATGAGCAGAAATCTTTATTTATTGAGTCATTACTTATTGGTTTACCCATCCCTTATATTTTTGTTGCTGATGTTGATGAAACGGAAGATCCGGAAGCAGATGGAAGAATAGAAATTATTGATGGTGCTCAACGTACTCGAACAATTTATCAGTTTAGAAATAACTTGCTAAAATTAAAATCAATGGAAAAAATCCCCTCATTAGAAGGAGCAAGATATTCTGACTTACCTATTGCACGGCAGCGCCGCTTTAACAGAACAACTGTTAGATTAATTGAATTGACAAATATCAATGAAGACGGCCGTAGACTTATGTTTGATCGTCTCAATAGTGGTGGAAGTCCATTAACTGAGATGGAAAAACGACTTGGAACTGAAAGTGGAGAATTTATTAAGTTCTTACGAAGATTAGCTGATACTACAGCATTTATTGAACTTACTCCTATGGCATCAACCAAATCATCACGTAGAGAACGCACAGAATATGTTCTAAGATTTTTTGCTTATAGAGAACATTATTTAAACTTTGAAAAAAGTGTTCGTGATTTTTTAAATGATTATTTAGATATAAAATCTCAGAACTTCACTGAAACAGAAGCCATAAGATTAGAAAATATGTTTAATGAAATGCTAGATTTTGTTAAAAATAATTTTCCTTATGAATTCAGAAAATCTCGTAATGCCAAAAATGTTTCACGTATCCGATTTGAGGCAACCGCTGTTGGGAGTTCTTTGGCAATTACCCAAAATCCAGAATTAAAAAAATTGAAATCTATAAATACAAATTGGGCATATGAAGAACCATTTTTAACAATGATGCGCTCTGATGCGAGCAACTCAAAGCCCAAAGTTAAAGCCAGAATAGAGTTTGTAAGAAATAAATTAATGGGGTTGGATACGGATGAGCTCTCTCAATATTACTAATTCTCATTTATTGACAGCTTATTTAGAATTTGATGATAAATGCGCGGAAATAGAACGATACATTCAATTTATGAATAATCTAGATTCAGGAGCGGATAATCATCTTTTAGCGAAGGATAGTCATGGTTATTGGTCAACTAAACCAATAACTAGAGAAGTCCAAAAAACTATTAGAGCTTCCACATATCTATTAATTTATAATTTACTGGAATCTTCAATGTGTGATGCATTAGATGCGATACATTTAACTTTAGAGACAGAGTCAGTAGATATACAGTTTGTATCTAAAAAGTTGAAAAGAATTATTTTCTCAAATTTGAAAAAGGGCTTAAGTGAAAAAAGTATTGATGAAATAGTTAATAATAATATCGATTTACGCCCTATCATCATGAGGCATGGTTATAATAAACGTGAATTACTTAGTGGTAATTTAGATGGAGATATCCTAAAAAAAATTGAAAGTAAGTATGGCTTTCAATCTTATCCAGTTGGTGGAAAAGAAGGAATTTATAATCCAAAAATTATTAAAGAAATAAAGGTTAAGAGAAATGAGTTGGCTCATGGATCCTTGTCATTCGAACAATGTGGCCAATCTATACCATTGTTTACAATGGAAAAGAAATACGAAGAAGCAAAAAAATTTATGCTTTCTGTCTTTAACGGATTAAATAACTTTTTAAATAAAAAAAGTTATTTATAACCTCTGAAAGCTCAAACCAATTATCTCTCCTAATCGTACTGGCACAGCATTACCAATCATTCTTCCAACACTTTTAATATTTACATACTGTGTAGGAGGAATGAATTGGTAATCTTTTGGGAAAGTTTGGAATAATGCAGCTTCTCTTAATGAAATAGCTCTGTCCTGCTCAGGATGACCAAAACGCCCATTACCATAACCATAACAAAGAGTTGTCATTGTAGGTGCAGGCTTATCCCACTCCATACGGCCATAAACTGCCGGATAAGATCTTCCACTAGCTTTTTTATGGCATTCTGCTCTTAAATCAATAGGCCAATCTCTCCAAGTTCCACCTGGTATTGATGCTCTAATTCTTTTTAAATTTATTTCAGTTAGATTTGAAGCTACATGAAGGCTATCCTTATTAGATTTACCACCAGCCTCTAAGGGCTCTAAATCTTTAATAACTTCTGCTACTGTAATATATTTCTCATGAGTAGGAGGAATAAAATTAACTTTACCTATTTTTGAAGCTAAAACCACGTGACGCTTACGTGTTTGAGGAACGCCATAATCAACACAAGCTATTTCTTTTGCAACAATCTGATAACCTAGTTTAGATAAATCATTAATAAAGTCATGATATACCTTATGCTTTATAACATCAGGAACATTTTCCATAGTAACTAAATCAGGCTGCACTTCTTTTATTAAGCGAGCAAAATGATAAAGTAAAGGCCACTTCTTGTCAGTGCTAGTATCTTTACCTTGGTTATAAGAAGAAAATGGCTGACATGGTGCACATCCAGCTAAAAGTTTAATTGTATTTGGAGAGTACCATTTATTTAATTCATCTCCCGTAACTTCTGCTACATCTTTATGCACAAATACAGCTTTATTATTGTATTCATATGCAAATCTACAAGCAGCTTCAATATCATATCCTGCTTTGACTGTAATACCAGATTTAATAAGTCCAGCCGTTAAACCACCGACTCCACAAAACAAATCTACAGCTTCTATTCGCATCTTATACCAACACCTCTTTTCCAGTCATATCATACCTTGTTTTAAGGTAAACATCGAGGAGAATAACTAATATTTTTACATCATTATTAGGCATGCCTATTGACTGATTTATTAGGAATGCCTAATATTTATATCGTAGACAACAAAAAGCCCCGAAACTTTGGACGGCAACGGGGCTTTGCAAACTGCGAGATCAATTATGAATGTAAAAGCTACCCCTTTCAACTCATTTGCATTTGTCAGCATGGCTGCTCTTGCAATCTCTGGTGGATCTTTAGTTGCTTGCCAATTGCAGCCAGCTTTCCAAACAAAAGAAGCACCTACTCTTTTTACACCTAAAACTCAACCAAGTACTTACGGTGTGTTAACCGCGAAAATCACAAGTAAACATTCTGGCGTTGCTGTCATCAAATTAGATAGCTTCCGTTTAAACGTTAGCTTTGATTTTGAAGCTCATCCAGACAGCTACGGCGTTCCGGGTTCTGAATTCACCGCTGTCGATATTACCCAACTCACTGTGAATGAAATCACTGACATTAACGGTAAGTCATATAACGATTTCACCGAATTTGAAGACATCCGCAACATCAATGACCTTCTAAAAGGCTTCATCGAACGTAACAAGTTGGTGGAGGTTTAATGATGTCTAATTTCAAAAAGCACCCTGACGGCTACAAGTCATTTTTAGGCCGTGATGATAAGGGCCTCTACTCTGTTCGCATTGGCTGGCAAGTGTACGCATCTAATGCTAATGGCTCAGTTCTTTACAAAGTTAAAGACGGATTTAAGACGCCTTTAAATGTGTTCAGGTTCCAAACTTCTTATCCAAAAGTTTGGAATGAACTCACACAAGAAATCGATTTTCAGCGCAGAAAGCAGCTCGCTATAAAACTGCGTGAAACAAACATCCCTACCTATGACCGCAAAGCTTATAAAACTAAGCGCGGCTTCACTGGCTCAAGATAAGGATAAGAAAAATGGCTCTACCGATTATTACTGCTGACCAAACTTTATTGGTTCAAGCAATTATTGTGTACCTATACGCTGATCCGGGTTTAGGTAAATCATCGATGGGTTTTACTGCGGAAAAAGCAATTTCTTTTGACTTTGACCGTGGTGCTCACCGTACTGGTGAATTACGTCGTGGTGCGGTTGTACAGGTTCAACAATGGAGTGATGTTGCAAACCTTACTCCGCAGGACTTAGCACCATATAAAACCGTAGTCATTGATACCGTGGGTGCAATGCTTGAATGCATTAAAACCCATCTATTGCTAACTGCTAATAACCGTCAAAAAGATGGCTCTTTAAAGTTAAAGGCTCAAGGTTTAGCGAACCAAACGTTCAAGCAATACATCAATACTTTGATCAGTTTAGGTAAAGATGTTGTTTTCATTGCACACGCATCAGAAGATCAAAACGGTGATCAAATTATTTACCGCCCAGATCTAGGTGGTAAAAACCGTAACGAGCTTTACCGTATCGCAGATGTCATGGGTTATCTAACAACTGTTACTACTGGTGAAGGTAAAAATGCCCGCGTTATTAATTTCAAACCTTCGCCTACACATCATGCGAAAAACTCAGGTGCTTTAGGCGGTGAAACCGGTGAAGTATGGGTACCTGATCTTAAAGCACACCCTACTTTCTTGGCTGACCTGATTACTCAAGCTAAAGATCACATTAACACCTTAACGCCTGCACAACTTGCAGCAGCTAAAGCCCAAGAAGAGCTAGAAAACTGGAAACAAAGCTGTGAGGAAGCAGAGCATGCAGGTGACCTTAATCAATTAACTGAGTCGCTTGATAAAGAACACATGTATTACCAGAACATGCGCCAAGCAATGTTAATGAGAGCTAAAGCATTGAATTGCACGTTTGATAAGCAACGTGGCACTTGGATTAGTCCACCAGAATTTAACGGTATCTCAGATCAACAAAGAGATGAACTTCAAAACTTTATTGCTGAACGTGGCCTCGATGTAAAAACAGTTTGTGAGCACTTCGGCATAGATGCCCTTATTCAAATTGAAGCGGCAAAACTTCAAGCAGTAAAACAAGAAATTGAAACCTTAGCAAAAACGGGGATGTCAGCATGAAAGAACGTTGTGAATGGACAGTTAGAGTTCAAAGTACACCAGGCTTTTACGCCCAGTATGAAGGCAATGTAAAAGTTTGGGCTGACGAAGATTCAGATGAAGACACCCTCTTTCGTGCAGCAGTAAAAGAACTTGGCCGAGGCGCTTTTTTTGATCGTAAGCACCTAAGTTTTTGGAAATTAGTTTCAGTTAAAAAAGGATAAGAACATGACAAATTTAATTACTGCTCAAGAAGCATTTGCAGCTCTGCAAAAAGGTAAAACTGTTCTTTGTCGTCCTATTGGAGACATGTTGGACTTTTCTGATTTAGATCAATTCCCCGCTTCTGTGTTTGGTAAACCAGGTTTTGAATTCTGCATCAAAATCGAAACCATTGAACTAGCTGGCATTACATTCACAAAGCCATTAACTATTGATGAGTATGAAGACGGTCAGGAAGTTTATGTAATCAGTACATATTCACCTACGGTTTATATTTTAGATTTCAAAACTAACGCATTAATTGATTCTATTAACAGTGGCTTCGTTCAACGTGATGCAGAAAACGCCAAGCTTCAATTAAAAGCACTGTCCAAAGCGTTAGGTTTTGAAGTTAATGATGACTTAAGTGTTATTCGCTTAGGTGATGAAAAAAAGAAACAGCGTAGCAAGAAATCAAAAGCTGAGCCAACGGCAAAAGTAATACCTTCGGAAGTTTTCCCTGCAGATAAACAGCCTGCGATTGTTATTACAGAACAATCTAATGTCACAGCTTCCGAAGACCTATTAACTCCAGTTACTAACGAGCCTAAAGTAGATCCTGAATATCAAAATAAACTTGATACCCTGCTGCAAAGAGTTAAAGACTCAAAAACACCAGATGAAGTAAATGCGGTTTATCGTTATACCCGCACATGGGATGACGAACAAATGAAGCCTATCCTTCTCGCCACTCACAAACGTCTTGAAGAGCTAGAAAAAGAAAAGGCATCTGCGAATGAGCCGCCCTCTTTAATGGTTCAGATCCAGAACGCACCAGACCTTACAACATTGGATGCACTGGAAATAGACGTAGCTGCTCGTGATCCGCAGATTCAACCGAAGCTCATGGGCTATATAAGAAAACGCCGCTTTGAATTAGAAAATCCAGCAGTTTCTCAACCAGAAGTAGAGCCTGATTATCTATTAGTGGATGGCTTCTAATATGAAAGATCAGTACAAGAAAGTAAGCCAAAAACACATGCTTGGTTTTATGTACTACTTGCAATTGCTGGGCTACGTAATAGTCCGGCAAGGCATTGATCAAGCAATGTTCCTAACAAAGCATTATGCGGTACTAGTCGCTTGGCGCCGCATAACGATCGACTATCACAACCGGTTAAATAAACCAGCTCAACAACTTTATAAAGAGTTTGTTGAGTGGACTAAAGAAGAATATTTGAGGGCTTAGGTAATGATTGATCTAAATAAAAAAAGAGAAGCTTTTGAAAGATTTCATGCCAAAGAATGTAATTGCAGTTATGAAAGTTTAAAACGTCAACTAGATAGACAAGAGGCACTAACAGGACACAGATATTTACCAACTAGTCCTCGTCATGAAGCTTGGTTGATTTGGGATGCCGCATGGAATGACGCCAGTGCTCAGGTGTTGCCAACTTGGATTAGCGTGACTGATGAATTGCCACCTACTGACATAATGGTACTTATTTGTTGGGCAGATGCTCCTGATGTCACCCCAGAACAAGACTATATGACTATTGATGAGGATTTAAATAGCGTATGGGCAAACTATCAAAATGATCCACCTTCACATTGGATGCATTTTCATAGTGTGCCAAACGTATCGGGAGCTGAACAATGAGCATAACACTTAGCGGTCATCAACTAAAAAGTCTTCTCGAATTTGTAAATCCAGATGGTGAGAAAGATTTAGATCAACTTGATACTGAACTAACAATTAAATTCTTTGAAGATGGCCACAGTGGAAAAGGCTATTACTTTTGGATGACCGAATATCCAGAAGAAGGCAGCATGTTGTTGGATGTTGAATCGGGAGCTGAGGGATGAGCAAAGTTATTGGAGAAGTTAATTTGAACCCTAGCCGTATTGAAGGTACTCCGGATCAGGTGGCTCTTCATATTTTTGAAGAAATCATTTGTCCAAGTACTGAGGAGCTTCTCAAAAACAATCCGGAAGCTGCAAAAGTTTTTGCATATCACATTTTTGGTTTAGCACTGTCTCAACTAGCAGAGTTTCATTCAACCAAAAGTCTAGATAAAGCTGTAACCGTTACTCTTCACAACCTTTTGCGTCAGTTGAAGAAAGAACGCAATGAGTTGAGGAACTAAAGGATGAGTGGATTAAAAGTTAAAACATGTAATTTTTGTGATGACGGGAACGGTGAATGCATTTTCCCCTATTACGGCCTTGCCCCTCATATTCATACGAAGCCAATTGGCGGTACTGAATTTATAGATGTTTCATTACCTGAAAACTTTAGTCCTGATGGGGATGGTTTAGGCATATATACACACTGTCTGAATTGTGGGGGTGATGGCACATATGAAGGCATCCAGTTAGAAGTTAAAGCGGAAAGTAAGGAGGGCTAATGTGGATAAATATCTGACATCTAACAATGTGTGTGAGATGTTTCATATTACTAAACGCACACTTAATCGGTGGGAAATTAACACACCTTGGGGGATTCCATTCCCAGCCCCAGCATTAAGTTCTGAGGGCGGAACAATGAAAAGATACCTCGCTACTGATGTAATGAAGTGGGAGGAAGAATGCCAGCAAAAGAAGCAACTAAAAAAAGCTATATAA